CTATGATGATTGGTACTATTCTTCGACAGATGAAAATGGTAATGATTTTTATGATTGGTATTGGACAGACCCTAATGGACAAATAGTTGCATACACAGACAGACAATTTAGAGACCTGGTCTTTGGTGACTTAATGAACCGTTATAATCAAGAAAGGTGGGCAGAGCTCGACGCATTTGCCGAATATGCTCCTATAGTTGGTTTTGATTTTTATCACTACAAATCAAAGTTTTGGCTACACACTTATGCTAACTGGATTTTGCCATACCATAAATATTTCAAGGGTAATGTCGACTTCAGTTATTTACATCGCGATAGCTGGGGGCTCGGGGGCCACAACAATTTACTGAAAGGTAAACAGTGGAGCGACTATCAAGGTGGGTTGATAGTAGGATGGAAAATTACAAAAACACTTGGTATTTTTATAGAAGGTGAGTATACTAAATTTTGGGATTCAGAAATATATAACAGCAGTGTTGGGCTGAACGTTAGATTATGATTAAGATAAGTAAAAACATTACATATAAAGAAGCTGTACATTCAAACACAGCAAAACGATTTGATATAAAAAATGAGCCTAATGCTGAACAAATAGCTAATATGATGAGTATTGCAGAAATGATATTTCAGCCTTTAAGAAGTTATGTTGGTGGTCCTATTAAAATAACATCTTTCTTTAGGTCACCTAAACTAAACAAAGCTATAGGTGGTAGTACAACAAGTCAACATTGTAAAGGACAAGCTATGGATATTGATGATGTATATGGATATAAATCTAATGCAGAAATGTATAAATATATAAAAGAAAATTTAGATTTTGACCAACTAATATGGGAGTTTGGAGATGATAAGAACCCGTCTTGGGTACATGTATCTTATGTAGATGCACAAGAAAATAGAAACAGATGTTTACAAGCTTATAAAGATAATGGTAAAACAAAATATAAAGTAATATGAAAGATATATTAGCTAAATTATTTGGTAATGCTGCGGGAGGGGTAGCGGATAAACTCAGCTCAGTAGTTGATAAATTTGTTATAACAAAAGATGAAAAAGCAGCTTTTGAAAAAGAGATGACACAAATATTTATTGATGCAGAAGCAGCTCAACAAAAAAATGTTACAGAGAGATGGAAAGCCGACATGGCTTCAGATAATAAACTGTCAAAAACAGTAAGACCTTTAAGTTTAATTTTTGTATTGGTCAGCACGGTTGTGCTTATCTTTATTGATTCAGGATTTATTAACTTTGCAGTAGATGATAAATGGAAAGATTTACTCCAACTTTTGCTTATAACTATTGTAGCAGCATATTTTGGAGGCAGGTCCTACGAAAAGGGTAAATCAATAAAATAGATAAATGGCTAAAATATCCACATACGTAAAGGACACTAACGTCGTTGGTGCAGATAAATGGATTGGTTCGGATTCTCAAAATAATTTTCAAACCAAAAATTTTACTGCTCAAGACGTGGCTAATTTTATAAACAAAAAAGCCTCAGAATCTCAACTGTTAAGATATCAGTACGACATGATAAATCCTACAATAGGTTTTCCAAGACCAGATGAATCTATTACATTTACTAATGGTGGAGCTTTTAATGTTCCGTTTTCTGGAATTTCAACTTTTGTTTTAAGTGCTTATGCAGAAAATCAAGGAGGATTACTTATAGATGTTTCAACATGGTACACCGCACCCTTAACTGGTTCCGATGTATTAATAACTCAAGCAGACGATATAACACAGTGGGCAATATATAAATGGGATTCTGCCGCACTGAAGCAAGGAACATTTTATGATATTAATTTAACATACATAGCAGGCAATGGGGGCTTAACAGACAAAAAAGATTATTTTATATCTTTGCTACAATATGTTGGGAGCAGCGGAGATAAGAATGAAGTAAGTACATTACTAACTGGAAACTCCAGTTATATTGTAACTCATAGTTTAAACAAGTTCCCAGCAGTGAGCGTTACTTTAGTTGACGGGTCAAATAACCCGACAGAAGAAGTAGAATGTGTGGTAACATATTTAGATGTTGACCGAGTACAATTAGACTTTACAAGTAATTTCACGGGCAAAGCAGTTTTTAATTAAAAAAAATTTATAAGAAATGGCAATAAGATTTTTAAACGCACTTAATATAGACGGTACGGTTACCGCAACAATAAACGCAAGGGGCACAAACACCTATGATGGTATATTGGTCTCTACATCAGGATTAATTGAAAGAAGGTCCAAAAGTGAAATAAGAAGTGATATAGGAGCTGGAACAATGAGTAGTTTTACTTTAGCTGGCTCATCAGGTAGTAGTTCAACTATTTCCAATGGAGATACTGTAACACTAATTGCAGGTTCTGGTATAACTACGGTTGGTAATGGCTCTGGTGGAGTAACAATTACAGCAACTGCAAGTGGTTATTCGGGATGGGAACTTGCTGGTGACTCAGGTTCTGCACAAGCTATAGATTCTGGTAATACAGCTACGTTTGCTGGAGGCGATGTAATTAATACAGTAGCCAGTGCAACAGATACTTTAACTATTAATCATGCTGCCGTTTCAAGAAATGATACTACAAGTTCAGCTTCACCTGGTTATGGTGGAACAGTAGATGTAGTAAACACAGTTTCAACTTCTTCTGAAGGTCACGTTACTGCGATAGACCTACAAACAATTACTTTCCCAGCAGCAGAAAATTATTCATGGAGTTTTGAGGGAGATACAGGTGCTACACAAACTGTTGCTTCAGGTAATAATGTTACATTGGGAGGAGGTACAGCTATTTCTACTGTCTCAAGTAACACTGACACCTTAAAAATTAACTTAGATGACACCGCAGTAACTCCAGGTTCATACACATTAGCAAGTATAACAGTAGACCAGCAAGGTAGAATTACAGCCGCAAGTAGCGGTTCTTCTGGTTCGATGTCAAGCTGGAAGATTGGTTCTACAACAGGTACCGACCAAAGTGTAACGAATGGACAAACTGTCGATATAGTAGGAGGTACAGGTATTTCTGGTAGTGTAGGTGGAACAAGAACAGTAACATTATCTTTAGATAACACTGCAGTAACTGCAGGCTCATATACATCTGCAGATATTACTGTAGATGCTCAAGGTAGAATTACTGCAGCATCTAACGGTGGTGCAGGAACAATGAGCTCTTGGAAACTTGCAGGTGATAGTGGTACTCAAACTGTTACAGATGGTGATACAGCTACATTTATTGGAGGCACTGGTATTACTACAGCTGCATCAGCAACTGATGATTTAACAATTACAAACTCTTTACCATTTAACAGTATAACATTAGCCGCTTCAACTGGTAGTAATTCAACAATTACAGACCAAGACACTATAACTATAGCAGCTGGCTCAAATATATCTACTACAAACAATGGTAGTGGACAAGTAACAATAGCATATACTGGAGGTACTGGTTCAATGTCATCATGGACTATAGCAGGTGACTCTGGTTCAAGTGCAGTTTCTAATGGCCAAACAGTCACAATAGCTGGTTCAGGCACAGGAGTAAACGCAGGTATTGATACTTCCGAATCAGGAAGAACGGTAACTGTAAAGCTTGATTTAAATGAAATTACTACAAATTCTACAATAGATGGTGATAACGATTCATTAGTATTTTTTGATAGTAACGCAAGTGGTAATGCTAAAATTACTCCAGATGATATACATTTAGACCAATGGGGTGATGCAGAAGCAGATGTAGACTTTGGAGGAAATAAACTATTAGATGTAGCAACAGGATTTAATGCAACAGACGGTGTTAATTTAGCACAAGTTCAATCAATAGCGGCTGGAGTAGGTTTATTCCAAGGAGGATATAATGCGACTACAGGTCAAACTGTAGACCTTTCAACGAATGGTTCTTTAGATGGAGCAGCTAATATAGCTTTAGATAAGGGTGACTTCTTCGCTGTAACGGTTGCAGGTACTGCATTCTTCTCAGAAACTCTGGAGCCAGGCGATATGATTTATGCTAATGATGATATTGCAGCAAACTCAAACCCAGCTGTAACAAAATATACAGTAGTTATTCAAGACGAAAACATAGCAGGTGAAGGAGCATCAGATGCAGTAACCAAAAAAGGTGTAGCAGGATTTGACAGTGGTAACTTCGGTGTAACTGCAAATGGATTTGTTACATTAGATAATACTGGTGTATCAGCGGGTTCTTATGGTAGTGCAAATAGGTCGCTTTCTGCTACCGTAACTGCAAAAGGTTTATTAACTTCGTTAAGTGACCAAGCGATTAACATTACAGCATCACAGGTAAGTGATTTCTGTACTGCAGTAAGCACCTGTATAGCGGCAAATGAGCAATATTCAGATGATATTGGTGGGGCTACTTCTATAACAGTAAACCATGGACTGGGTACAAGAGATGTAATGGTTCAGCTTTATGATAATACAACTTTTGACACTGTTTATGCAGATGTAACAAGAAACGCAGTTGGACAGGTAACAGTAGACTTTACTACAGCTCCTGCCGCAGATGCAATAAGAATATTGATTACAAAGGTGTCATAAATTTAATTTAATATGCCGATTCGATTTTTAGCAGACCAGTCGATTGACCATCAACTAACGATTCAAGGCTCTACTTCAGATCCTTTATTAAGGTTATACAACACTAATAATGGTGGGACAGCTGCGATAGAATTTAGTGACCACTCAGCAGGCCAAGCTCAAAGAGGTACATTAAAATATGTCCATAGTAATACCGTTTCTTATGGTAGTGGTGAAGCGTTTATTTTAGAAGGCACTGAAACCACAACTTCTATTCTTGCAGATGGTAAATTACTTTTCAAAGAAGGTTTATTTATAAAACCATCAACTGGTACTGGTGCAGGTACTGAATTAATATCATCCGCTGGTGCATATAAGATTCCATCCATAGTAAATGCAGGTACAGATACTGACCAATTCTTGGTTAGAGATTCATCAGGTAATGTAGATTTTAGAACAGGAGATGAGGTTAGAAGTGATATAGGGGCTGGAACTGGAAGTGGAACGGTAACAGGTGTAGGTGCAACCAGTCCAATAAATTCATCAGGAGGAACAAGTCCTACAATTAGTATTGACAACGCAACTGGCACTACAGTTGGTGCTTGTGCAGTTCAAGCAAGTGGTGTAGGAATTAGTGTTTCCGACTCAAATGGTGTTTATTCTATATCTAATAGTGGAATGATTTCTTGGACGGTTCGTGGGGATTCAGGTAGTGATATTTCTATTGGAAACGGAGGAACAGTAGACATTGCAGGTGGTACTGGAATTAGCACTGTTTTGGGTACAAGTGGTGTTATACCAACACTAACAATAACAAACGATGCACCAGACCAAACAGTTGCTTTAACTGGAGGAACAGGCATTTCAATATCAGGAACCTATCCTAATTTTACAATAACAAACTCTTCTCCAAGTAGTGGAGGAACAATGTCAACCTGGAAACTTACTGCCGATAGTGGAGGAACTGCAACCATTGATGATGCAGAAACCGTAGATATTGCTGGTGGCACTAATATAACTACAGTTCGTTCTGGAAACACTGTAACTATAAATACATCTGCAACTACAAATACTGGTACAGTTACCAGTGTAGGCATAACTCCTGGCACAGGTATATCTGTTTCAGGCTCACCAATTACAGGTTCGGGTAGCATAACAGTAACAAATTCAGCTCCCGACCAAACAGTTGCTTTGACAGCTGGTACAGGCATTTCAATATCTGGTACTTATCCAAACTTTACTATAACCAATAGTTCACCAAGTAGTGGTGGTACAGTTACAGGTTCAGGAACATCAGGTAAGGTAGCGAAATTTACAGGCAGTACATCTATTGGTGATGGAGACATCACTTTTGGAACAAACACAATAACATTGGGCGATCCAACAAGTAGTAGCACAGCCACAATGTTTGTTGATACACAAAACAGAAGAGTGGGCTATAGAACTACAAATCCTACATCGGCTTTTGAAGTAGTAGGAACAATCAACACACAAGGATTGAATTGTAACGAAAAACAGTTTTTTAGCCCAAAAGATGATAATTATATACAGGGAGGCAACTATGGTAAAGGAGAATATTTTGGTATGTCAGGATTTGGTAATAGTGACAAACAGCCTAAATATACAGCTGCGTATGGTAACACAGGTATATTTGTAGAACATGAAAGAATAGAAACTATAAAAATAGAAGGAGCAGGGTTTTATAATTGGTTTACTAACGGAGTTATTTTAATTCCAGCTCAAGGAACAAACACACTTATTGTTGTAAAAGATATACTTGTATGGAAAAGTGCAGGTAGCAATCCAAACATGGGCTCTGTTTATTTTGGTTTTTGTGAGAACGCTTCTCCAACTTCTAACTGCCAGATGTTTGGAAACCAAGAACAATTTGATTTTTGGGGTAAAATGAATAGTAACATTGTTACTAAAACAGGAACTTGGTTGTGGCAAGCTCAAAGAACTATGGATGCTCCAGGAAATGAAGGCTCAGATGTTTCCTCAAGACTGAACAGGCCTTTTCTTATGAGAAATGGTCAAGGCGGCCAAGTAACCTCGGGAACATTTAACGCCCCTTGGTATATTCAAATAACATATCAAAATATAAATTATTTAGCAGGATTACAAAATAATGTTGATAGAACAATTACTGCAACTGGAAGTGGACAAAATTCAAGGACAAGTTATCTTTCATCTACAAGTCAGGTGTTTAGTGCAATATGTCCTGGTAGTCCAAATACTGCTCCAGCTGTTACCACTCAATTTTTCTTTGATAATACATCGGGTTGTAATGGAAACAACGGTTACCCTGCTTCTGGCGACAAGGTATATACAACAGCTACAGGCTCAACAGTTGCGTCTGCTGGTTATTACTTCTTGTATTCAGGTGGAGGCTCACGATATTATATACAGATAGGGGGTAGTGGTGTGGTACAAGGTACATCTTGTACGGATAGTGTTAGAGAATGTACTCAGCCTACCGATTAAATTAATTTAGTATATTTGTAATTATATAAAACAATTAAATTTAATACAATGAAAAAAATATCGGAAGATCAATTAAAAGAAATACAAGGTATTAATGGTAAGTTTTTGCAAGCCAAAGTTGGCATTGCAGATGCTGAACTAAATAAAGCCAAATTAATTGCTGAAATAAACACTTTACAAAGTGAGTTTAAAGCTGTAGAGCAAAAGCTTATTAAAGAATATGGGCAAGATGCAGTAATTGACTTAAAAACAGGAGAAGTAAAACCTCCAGAAAAAAAAGAAGAAAATGGCAAAAATAAGTAACACTTCAGCATATCCTAACTTGGCTACACCAGTAGCTACAGATTATTTAATATTAACTGACCAATCAGATAATTTATTAACTAAATCATGCACATTAGGAGATGTTCAAAAGTTATTTGGCGTTGATACATTGGTTTCAAAAGTACAAATAAGCAGTGCTGCTTTACTAACACTTAACACTACTGCGGCAACTTTAGTCAATGCTCCAGGTTCAGGAAAAGTTATTGATGTAATTAGCATTATGTTTTACTTAGATGCTGGCTCACAAGCTTATGATTTTGGTACAAGTTCATTATCTATAAACATAGGAAGTGAGCAAATAGCAAGTATTCCAAATAGTAGTTCTGTTATAAATTCAGCTACTGATGTGGTTTTTAAACCTGAGGTTCCAAATACAAACGAGGTTATAGCTCAAAATACAGCACTAACATTATCAGCAGCAGCAAATCCTACGCAAGGAACAGGCATATTGTATGCAAATGTATTTTATAGAGTTCTTTCGGTAGGATCAACATTTTAATTAAATGGACATAAGAAAAATTTCTATAGGTGCAGACTATAAGTCTGGAGCAATGCATTACATTGTAGGGCAAGAAGTATTAGGGGGTAATTATTCTATTCATTTAATTCAGCAAGACATTCAAAACGAATCTTACAAAATTTGGATTGTTCAAAAAGAGGAAGTGGTTTTATGGAAAGAGTTTAAAACTACACTTCCAATTTCTTTAGAATATAACATAAACTTTTAATGCGTTCACCACACTATTTCATAGTTACTCCATTGAAAAATAGGAGATATGATAATATAAAAAAAATAGGTGATATTGATTTTATAACCAGTACATCAGAAGAAGACCACAAGTCTGCTAATAGATTTGCAAGGGTTGTAGAAACGCCATTAGGGTATAAAGGGGAAATTGAAAAGGGAGACATTATGGTGGTTCATCATAATGTTTTTAAGTTTTATAACGATATGTATGGCAGAAGAAAAAGCGGAAGAAGTTATCTTAAAGAAAATTTATTTCTTATAGATTATGACCAGTTTTTCTTATATAAAAAAAATGGCAATTGGATAGGTCATGATAAATATTGTTTTGTAAAACCATCTGATAAAAAAGATTCTTATTTACAAAAATCTGGTAGCAAAGAACCTTTAGTTGGTACAATAAAATATATAAATAATGAGCTGTTAAGTTTAGGTTTAAAAGTTGGAGATGAGGTGGTTTATAAACCTGATAGTGAATATGAATTTGTAATAGAAGATGAGGTTTTGTATAGAATGTTTACAGACCACATAACAATAAAATTATGATTATAATAAATATGTATGAGGATGTAATTAAGAATCCAAATAAATATGTGTCTGAAATTTTAAATAAATCTTTTGAGGATGTGGAGGCTTACAACGAAAAAGGGGAAAAGATTATTTTTAAAAATTTACAAATGAGGGAGGGTGATGAGTTTGCTGAATTTTTAAACCAACATTTACCTAATTTTGAAATTAAATATAATTTTGTTAGGCAGTCTCCTTTGAAGCAAAAAGAACCTAATTTTATTCACAAAGATGATATGATGGGAGATGTAACTTGTTTGTTGTATTTAAATAAATCTCATCCTCAAGATTATGGTACTACAATCTATGATAATAATAAGAAAAAAACATTTACTTATTATGCAAAATATAATAGCCTATTTATTTTTGATTCACGATTAAATCATTCTCGTAACATAGAAAATAATTTTGGCACTGAAGATAAATCAAGATTAGTACAAGTAGCGTTTTTAAAATATAAAAATGGAGATTAAAGAAATTAAATTAGAAATTATAAAAGCAGGTGAAAGAGCTGTAAGGCAGTTAATAAAAGTAGCTAAAGAAGAAATTATAAAGCCTGACCCTGAAGATGAGTTGGCTGCAGATAGATTAAAAAACGCAGCTGCTACAAAGAAGTTGGCTATCTTTGATGCTTTTGAAATACTTAAAAGGATAGAAGATGAAAAATCAATTTTAGATGGTAATGAAATTAAAAAAACAAATACACCAAAAGGATTTGCAGAATCACGATCCAAATAAACTTTATGTTTTATTGGACAATGTAATTCCTAAAAATGTTTTATCCAGAAAAAACAAAGCACACGCTTGGCAACCAGGATATAACGAAAAGTATGATATTATTATAATATCAAGAGATGGCACTATTGGTGATATTTATTTTATTAATAATTTAAAAATAGCACTTCCATCTACACCAACACTTTCTTCAGACAAAAAACCAAAAGACCAATACTGGAAAGCATCTGTATATCCAAAAGAGTTAAAACGAATACAAACAATATTTCAATGGTATGATGCACCACCTAATTTTAAAGATAAATGGATAAATTATATTGAAGAAGAATTTAACAGAAGAGAGAATGGGCATTGGTTTTTAAATAATGGTGAGCCTACATATGTAACTGGCACTCATTATATGTACTTACAGTGGACTAAAATTGATGTGGGTCATCCAGATTTTAGAGAAGCAAATAGATTGTTTTATATATTTTGGGAGGCTTGTAAAGTAGACAAAAGAAGTTTTGGAATTTGCTATTTAAAAATAAGAAGGTCTGGATTTTCGTTTATGAGCTCTTGTGAGGGTGTAAATACAGCTACACTTTCTCGTGATTCAAGAATTGGTGTACTATCAAAAACAGGGTCAGATGCAAAAAAAATGTTCACTGATAAAATAGTTCCAATTTCAAACAATTATCCGTTCTTTTTTAAACCTATTCAAGATGGTATGGATAAACCAAAAACAGAATTGGCTTATAGAATACCAGCCTCAAAGATTACAAAGAAAAATATGTATGACCAGGGTGAAGAAGATTTAGATGGTTTAGACACAACAATAGATTGGAAAAATACATCAGACAATAGTTACGATGGAGAAAAATTACAACTGCTTATACATGATGAAAGTGGTAAGTGGGAAAGGCCAGAAAATATTTTAAATAATTGGAGAGTAACTAAAACTTGTTTAAGATTGGGTAGTAAAATTATTGGAAAATGTATGATGGGCTCAACATCAAACGCATTAGACAAAGGCGGAAGTAATTTCAAACAATTATTCTACGATTCAGACACATCTAACAGAAATGCAAACGGTCAAACTAAAAGTGGTCTTTATAATTTATTTATTCCTATGGAATGGAACATGGAGGGCTTTATAGATAAATATGGTAACCCAGTATTACAAAATCCAGAACAAGAAGTAAAAGGTATTGATGGGGAAGCGATATATCAGGGAGCAATTAATTATTGGGAAAATGAAGTAGAATCGTTAGCATTAGACCCTGATGCTTTAAATGAATATTACAGACAATTTCCTCGTTCAGAATCCCATGCATTTAGAGATGAAAGCAAACAATCTTTATTTAATCTAACAAAAATATATCAGCAAATAGATTACAATGATAGTTTAATTATAAAAAGACATGTGGTGCAGGGTAAATTTTATTGGAAGAATGGAGTAAAAGACACTGAAGTTTTATGGAGCCCAGATACAAGAGGTAGATTTTTTGTATCTTACTTGCCTAAAAAAGAACAACAAAATAAATTTGAAAAAAGAAATGGCAGGTTTTATCCAGGTAATGAGCATTTAGGCTCTTTTGGATGTGACTCTTATGATATTTCAGGTGTAGTTGTTGGTAAAGGGTCAAACGGTTCTCTACATGGAATGACCAAGTTCAACATGGACGAATGGCCATCTAACCAGTTTTTTTTAGAATACATAGCAAGACCACAAACTGCTGAGATATTTTTTGAAGAAGTATTGATGGCTTGTGTATTTTATGGCATGCCAATATTGGTTGAGAACAACAAACCCAGACTATTATATCATTTTAAAAATAGAGGATATAGAAATTTTTGTATGAATAGACCAGATAAAGTATTTAACAAACTTTCAAAAACTGAAAGAGAGCTGGGTGGTATACCAAACACTTCTGAAGATGTAAAACAAGCACACGCTTCCGCAATCGAATCTTATATTGAGAAATATATTGGTTATGATATGGAAGGTTTATTTAGAGAAAAAGGTGATGTTGGTAATATGTTTTTCCAAAGAACATTAGAAGATTGGGCAAGGTTTGATATAAACAATAGAACTAAATTTGATGCCGCTATAAGCAGTGGTTTGGCAATAATGGCTAATCAAAAACACCTATATACACCGACTAAAGAAAAGTCGAAAATTAGCATTAACTTTGCAAGATACAGTAATAAGAGTACAGTAAGTCAACTACTTAATAGATGAAGCAGGTAAATATAGACATAAAGGCGGCAGCTTTTCCAGATCAATTTGTTTCAGATTCAGAAAAAAACACTTCGGAGTATGGATTACAAATAGGTCAAGCCATACAATACGAATGGTTTAGAAGAGACAATGGCTCATGTCGATTTTATAATCAATGGGCTGAGTTCAATAAACTCCGATTATATGCTCGTGGAGAGCAGTCTGTAGCTAAGTATAAAAATGAATTAGCTGTAGATGGAGACTTATCTTATCTTAATTTAGATTGGACACCAGTTCCAATCATTCCAAAATTTATTGATATAGTGGTAAACGGAATGTCTGACAGGCTTTTCAAAGTAAAAGCATATGCACAAGACGCATTGTCTGCAGAAAAAAGAACACAGTTTCAAGAAATGGTAGAAGCTGATATGGTGGCAAAACCAGTTTTAAGTCAAATGACACAAGACTTTGGTATTGATGTATTTAATGTACCAGAAGAAGAATTGCCTGAAACATCAGAAGAGCTGGAATTATTTATGAATTTAAAATATAAACCAGCAATTGAGATAGCATGTGAAGAAGCAATCAATACTTTATTAGACGAAAATCATTACGAAGAAACACGAAAGCGTGTTGATTATGACATCGCCACATTAGGGATTGGTATTTGTAAACACAACTTTTTATTAGGCCAGGGTGTAACGGTTGAATATGTTGACCCAGTAAATGTTGTTTACAGTTATACAGAAGACCCTTATTTTAAAGACTGTTTTTATTGGGGTGAAATTAAAACCGTACCAATGACTGAGTTGGTAAAAATAGACCCTGAACTTACTAACGCTGATTTATCTGAAATATCTAAATACAGTCAATCTTGGTACAATTATTATAACACTGCACAAATATATGAGAACTCTATGTTCTATAGAGACACAGCAACTTTATTATATTTTAACTATAAAACCACCAACTCTTTTGTTTACAAAAAAAAGAGAATGGCAGATGGTACATATAAAACAGTTGCAAAAGATTCATCTTTTGACCCGCCTGAAGAAATGCAGCAAGAAGGAGATTTTGAAAAAGTAGAAAAGAAAATTGATGTATGGTATGAGGGGGTAATGGTCATGGGTACAAATATACTGTTACAGTGGCGATTAATGGAGAATATGGTTAGGCCGAAATCTGCAAATCAATTTGCAATGCCAAACTATGTTGCATGTGCACCGAGAAGTTATAAAGGCATTATGGAGTCTTTATGTAAAAGAATGATTCCTTTTGCTGATTTAATTCAGGTAACACATTTAAAAATACAACAAGTAGTGGCAAGGGTCGTGCCTGATGGTGTCTTTATTGATGCCGATGGATTAAACGAAGTTGATTTAGGTACAGGTGCAGCATATAATCCAGAGGATGCATTAAGATTGTATTTTCAAACTGGTAGTGTTGTTGGTAGGAGTTATACAGGCGATGGCGAGTTTAATAATGCAAGAGTTCCAATTCAGCAGCTAACGACAAATAGTGGTGCAAGTAAATTGCAAATGTTGATTGGAAACTATAATCATTATTTAGATATGATACGAACCGTTACAGGTTTAAATGAAGCTCGAGATGGTTCAACACCAGACCCCAACTCTTTAGTTGGTGTTCAAAAACTTGCAGCACTTAATTCTAATGTTGCTACAAGACACATATTAAATGGTAGTTTATATATCACAAGAACATTATCTGAATGTTTAGCAATACGAACTGCAGATGTTTTGAAATATGCAGATTTTGCTGATGAGTTTGCGATGCAAATTGGAAAATTCAACACAGCTATTTTAAATGATATAAAAGAGTTGTATATATATGACTTTGGTATTTTTATAGAATTAGCACCCGATGAAGAGCAAAAGGCTATGTTGGAGCAAAATATACAAATGGCTTTATCAAAGCAAGATATAAATCTTGAAGATGCTATTGATATTAGAGAAATTCACAACATAAAAATGGCAAATCAATTGTTAAAACTTAAACGAAAAAGAAAACAAGAACAAGAGCAGCAACAGCAAATGCAAATGCAACAGATGCAGGCACAACAGCAAATGGAGATTACTCAAATGAAATCTCAAGCAGAACAACAAAAGGTTGCTATGGAAACAGAAAGTAAAATGGCTTTAGAAAAAGCCAAGGCAGAATATGAAGTTCAAAAACTTACTGCAGAAAAAGAATTAAAATTAGCACTGATGGCTGAAGAGTTTGCATATAATATGCAACTTAAAGGAATGGAACAGTCACAAATAGATGCAAGAGAAAACGAAAAAGAAAAGGGCAAATCCAAAAGAATTAGCCAACAGTCTACACAAACATCAAAAATGATTGAACAGAAAAAGAACGATTTACCTGCAATTGATTTTGAATCCAACGAAGATAGCTTAGATGGTTTCGATATGGCAGAATTTGATCCAAGATAATGTTTGATAAATTTTCTATTGATAAATACAAATATCTAAAGTATCCCAAAAGCGGCTCAATGAAAGAGCTTCAAGAGCTTATGGCTATTAATGACATTCCTTTAGATACACACTATGCTACTAAGTATGATAAAATAAGTCAAGTATTTGAACGGATTTTTGATAAAAGAAGGCTAAAATACCCAAGACAATTGGTTAATGATTTAATAGTTAAATCAAAGCCAATAATTATGAAAATAAAAAATTATCACAATAGAGCAAGACCACGCAAAGCTGCCGAGCAATTTGGAATTAAGGTGCAGCAATTTTATATGAGCAGTGCTCAAACTCCAGCTTTTCCCTCAGGACATTCTGCACAGGCTAAGTTGGTTGCAAATGTATTAGCGGATATATACCCAGTACATACTGCAGAATTTCAACAAGCAGCAAAAAACATTTCTAATAGCAGACTTGTAGGTCATGTTCATTATAAATCAGATACGGATGCGGGAGAAAAATTAGGCGAAGATTTGTATCAATACTACAAAAAAAACGCTTAAAATTTAAATAAATAAATGTATAACTTTGTAAAAACTAAAAATTAAATCTAATGGAAATAAAAGTAAGAGCTGTTGAAGGCAGCGAAAATAAATCAAAAGCGGAAGTAGAAGAACAACTTCTACAAAAGCATGAAGAAGAGCAAGCTCAATTAGAGCAAAATGCTGAACCAACTGAAACTGAAAAAGTTGAAGTTGAGGCAGAAGAGACCTCTCAAGAGGTAGAAGAAAAAACAACTCCCTCATCAGAGTTAAGTGATGAAGATGTTCTTTCATATTTAAAGAACAGATATGATAAAGACATAAATTCGGTTGATGACCTTTTCGCAGAAAAAGAAGCAAATGAGCCATTACCCGAAGATGTTTCTACATATCTAAAGTACAAACAGGAAACTGGTCGTGGTATCAATGATTTTTATGAATTACAAAAAGATTATGATAGCATGGAAGATGATGTTGTACTCGCTAACTATGTAGCCAGTCAAGAAGATGGACTGGATGCAATTGATATTCAAGATATCTTGGATGATAAGTTTTCATATGATGAAGAACTTGATGACCCTAAAGATATTAAGAAAAAAAAGTTAGCAAAAAAACGAGAACTTGCGAAAGCAAAAAAGTTTTTTAATGAACAAAAGGATAAGTATAAAATCCCTCTTGAGTCAAGTGGGGGTGGATTATCAGAAGATCAAGAAAAACAATTAAATGCTTATAGGAAGTATATCGAGGAATCTGAAACTGCTAATGAGGCAAACAAAAAGCGGTATGATTATTTTCAAGAAAAAACTAAAGAAGTTTTTTCAGATGAATTTAAAGGTTTTGAGTTCAGTGTGGGAGATAATAATATTACTTATAAGCCTGGAGCTAAGGATGAACTTTATAATATGCAAAAGGATTTTAGTAACTTCCGTAAGAAGTTTTTAGATGACCAAGGTCTTCTTAAAAATCCATCAGCATACCATAAAGCTTTATCAGTAGCATTAAACCCAGACAAGTTTGCTAAACATTTTTATGACTTAGGTGTTTCACAGGCTGTTGAAAAGGTTAGTAAAAAATCTAAAAATATCAACATGGATGTGAGAAAAGCACCAAGTTTTGTTACAAAGGATGGCTTAAAAATTAGGTCTGTTCAAAGTGACACATCTAACAGTGGAAGAGGACTCAAGATTAGAAGTATTAAAAAAGTGTAAAACAATTTAAAATTAAAAAAAATGGCAGTAAATGTAACTCCAGGTTTTGATTTGCAACCAAGTAGCCAACAAGTACCGTTGTCTACAAATTATATTACAGACTTTAATTTCTTGAATCAGTATCTACCTGATACTTATGAAAAAGAGTTTGAAAGATATGGCAATCGATCTATAAGTTCCTTCCTAAGAATGGTTGGAGCTGAAATGCCTTCTAACTCTGACCTTATAAAATGGGCAGAGCAAGGAAGACTACATGTTAAATATCAGTCTTGTACTTCAGGTGGTGCAGCAGCAGCACTTTCAGCACAATGGACTATACCTAACAACATAAGCAACTTTAACCCTGCATTAGCTGGAACACCAAATTCTGCAGCTCTTAGAGTTGGACAAACAGTTGTTATCTCTGATAGTACCCCAGGTTCTAACTTAGTTAACAAAGGTATTGTAACTGAAGCTCCAGGCTCGGGTGGTAACGCAGTAAACCAAGTAACAATTGCGTACTACGAAGCAGCAGGTCAAGCAGTAGCAGCAGGTGTAGCGTGTGATATTTTCATTTATGGTTCTGAATTTAACAAAGGAACTAACGGAATGGTAGGCTCTTTAGAAGCTGATGATTTCATTTTTGACAATAAGCCAATTATAATCAAAGACAAATATTCTGTTTCTGGTTCTGATATGGCTCAAATTGGCTGGATTGAAGTCACAACTGAAAACGGAGCAAGTGGATATTTATGGTATCTAAAATCTGAGCATGAAACAAGATTAAGATTTGAAGACTATTTAGAAACTGCAATGATTGAAGCGGTTCCTGCAGAAGCAGCATCAGGTGCTGGTGACTTCTTACAAGGAGTTGGAGCAGGTGCTTCTGTTGCAAACCTAAATGGTTCTGATGGAATTTTCTTCTCTGTTTCTAATAGAGGTAATGTTTATGGTGGAGGTAATCCTTCAACATTATCTGAGTTTGATTCTATTATTTCAAGATTAGATAAGCAAGGTGCAATTGAAGAAAATGTTATTTTCTTAAATAGAAACTTCTCATTTGATATTGATGATATGTTAGCGGCACAAAACTCTTATGGAGTTGGTGGTACTTCATATGGTCTATTTGACAATGATGAAGAAATGGCACTAAATCTTGGATTCAGTGGATTCAGAAGAGGTTATGATTTTTATAAGTCAGACTGGAAATATCTAAATGACCCAACAATGAGAGGTGGATTAGTAGGTGGTAAAATCAATGGACTATTAGTTCCAGCTGGTTCTACTACAGTTTATGACCAAATCCTTGGTAAAAACGCTAAGAGACCATTCTTGCATGTTAGATATAGAGCTTCTGAAACTGAAGACAGAAGATATAAAACTTGGATCACTGGTTCAGCTGGTGGAGCAAGAACTTCTGACTTAGATGCGATGGAAGTCAACTTCTTGAGTGAGAGAGCTGTATGTACTTTAGGTGCAAACAACTTCTTCTTATTCCAAGATGCATAATAAGCAATAGTAATTAGGGGTGGGAAACCACCCCTGATTATTTTTAAATTAAATTAAATTAAAATTAAATAAAATGAAAAATAAAAAATTATTAGTAGAAAAATTCTACAAATTAAAAAGAGATACAGCTCCCTTAACCTACATGCTGGCATCTCGAAATTCAGCAAGATATCCTTTACTTTGGTTTGATGAAGATAAAGGAATCAATAGACCTTTAAGATATGCAAGAAACCAAAAGTCTCCTTTCGAGGATGAACAAGATGGTAATGCTATATTAGAACCTATAGTATTTGAAGATGGAGTATTACATGTTCCTAAATCAAATCAAGTGCTTCAAAAGTTTTTATATTATCACCCTCAAAGAGATATGGTCTTTGAAGAAATTAATAGAGAAAGAGATGCAGCAGAAGAATTAGAATATGTTGAGTCAGGATTAGAGGCACAAATTTTAGCTAAAAACTTAGAGTTTGATAAACTGGTATCAGTATGTAGAGTATTGATGGGTGCTAATGTTGACAAAATGTCTTCTATAGAATTAAGAAGAGATATACTTATATATGCAAAACAAAACCCAGAAGACTTTATAAATACTCTTAACGATCCAATGCTGGAAATGCAAGACACTGTTTATAGGTTTTTTGATAAAGCTTATTTAGTATTTAAAAACTCTTCAAAAGATGTATATTTTAATTTACCAAAAAACAAAAAGAAACTATTGACAGTTCCTTTTGGTGAAGACCCATATTTTATTGTGGCTTCTCATTTTCAAAGTGATGATGGCATAGAACTATATAAGCTTCTGAAAAAACGCTTAGATGGTGATAAAAAATAATGGTATCTTTGTATTGAGAATATTCTCACATAACCCTTAAATTTTTTAACTATGCAAAAGTTTTTAAGTATCCCAGTTCTAAATGAGGATAATCAGTTGTTAGCGTTAGATGGATTAGTGTTAGTTGAGCAGGCCTCAACATCTACTGTTGTATTTCACTACCAGTCTGGTGCGGTTGCAACTGTTACTCACGAAGTAATGGCAGCAAACAATGAGGAGGTAAGAAATAAGTTTCAAGACGCAATCTTAACCGTTCTTAAGCAGAGTTGGCAACACCCTTCTATTCAAGTAAGCCTTAGTGGTTTAACAGATGCGGCAGGTGGTGCAGTAACTATATCAGGAATTGTATTCTCGATTGTAGTTCCTAACTCATAGTCAGCTCGTATTAGAGATTAAGAAGAGGTTACAAAAAAAAGTGACCTCTTTTTTTTTGTTATCTTTGTAGAAACATATTTCACATGATAAATGAAGTTAGAAACACCGTATTGGCTATCGCCAATAAAAACAATTATGGATACATATCTCCACAAGATTTTAATTTATATTGTGAACAAGCTCAATTAGATATATTTGAAAACTATTTTTATCAATATAATAGTTGGCTTATTAAAGAAAATCAAAGAGTTTCTGGTACAGGATACGCAGACATAGTAAAAGGATTAGAAGAAGTAATAGATAGTTTTTCAACACAAGTATTTTTAGATCAAACAGTTGCTAATTTAAATAATGCAAGTTTATATGAGTTACCATTAGACTATTATTTAATTAATAAAGTATTATATTATCCAACTGCTCTATTTGCAGGAACAACTACAGCTCAACAAGGGTATAAACTAATAGACTCAACTGGTGGATTTGCTTCGTATCCAGTAACATCTACTTTTTTACAAAACCCTCCCATTGGTAGTATAGTTGTAAACACATCATCTAATCCAATATCTCAGGCTTTTGTAACTGCAGTTGATAGCGACACTACTCTTAGTTTGAGTGAAGATATTATGGCTAATGGTCAGAACTATGTTATTTATAATGGAAAAAATATAACAGATGTTGAAAGAGTGCACCAGCAAAAACTTAATTATTTATTAAGTTCTAACCTTACAACACCAACTACGCAGTTTCCTGCGTATATATTAAGCGGTGCTTCTTCCAACCAACAACCTGGGCCAACATCTAATATAGGAAACACCATAACAGTTTATCCAATAGAGATTAGACAAAAAGGTGCTATACAAGTACAATATGTAAGATATCCTGTAACACCTAATTGGACATTCACTACATTGGTAAGCGGTGAGCCATTGTTCAACCAAGCAGCTGCAGACTATCAGGATTTTGAATTACCTATATCAGACCAAACAGGTTTGATTGCAAAAATATGTCAATATATAGGTATTGAAATAAGAGAAGCAGATGTATATAAATTTGGACAAACAGAAATAGCAGAAGATAACCAAATACAATCATAAATTATGGCTTATATAACACAATATACATATTACGAAAACAACGGTACAGTACCTACAGATTCTTTACAGGGTTCATATCAATATGTTTCTTTACAAGATATCGTAAATAATTTTATGTTAATGTATCAAGGTAATCATGAATTATTAAATAACCTTGAAAGATATCAAGTATTGTTTCACGCAAAGCGAGGTATACAAGAATTAAATTACGATGCGATGAAGGAAATAAAAATCCTTCAACTTCAGTTAGACTACCAATTTAGTTTTACATTACCATCCGACTATGTTAATTGGGTTAGGATATCACAATATAAAAATGGTGTATTATATCCACTTTCGGAAAACATACAAACTAATTGGGCATCTGCATATTTGCAGGATAATAATAGTAATATACTATTTGACCAAGATGGTAATGCACTAAGGCCACAAGACTCAGAAGTAGATTTGAGTAGGTCACAAAGATCCATATACTTAAATCCAAATAGTATTTTCCATGGTTGCGAGGGATTTTGTGTTGATGGGTGTTGGTATTTTGACTATCAGGTTGGTTCCAGGTTTGGGCTCAATACTGAAACTGCTAATCAAAACCCTACATTTAAAATAGACAAACAAGCTGGTAAAATATATTTTAGCACTTCTGGAGGTCAGGATTCTATTGTTTTAGAATATGTATCTGATGGTATGGAAAATGGTGATGATTCCCAGGTGAGTGTAAATAAATTATTTGAAGAATTTATTTATGCATATATTAAATATGCAATACTTAACAGTAGGGTAGGTGTTCAAGAATACATAGTAAATAGAGCTCGTAAAGACAAATCCTCACTACTTAGAAATGCTAAATTAAGATTAAGTAATATACATCCTGGTAGACTCTTGATGAATTTAAGAGGCCAGAACAAATGGATTAAGTAATTATGGCTCACAACGAAAAGGATTTTGTATCATTTGTTAAAGGCAGAATGAATAAGTCTGTAGATGAAAGACTTATACCTCCTGGAGAATATGTTGATGGGCAAAATATAAGATTAGGTTCTACCGAAACTACAGAAATAGGTGCGGTAGAAAACAGCAGGGGTAACACTCAACTTACCACATTATCTTTTGATGGTTCAAATTTATCAGCGTCTGCTGTATGTATTGGTGCATTAGAAGATGGAGCTAACGAAACTATTTATTGGTTTGTGCATGACCCAGTATTTCCACCAACAGGAAAGCCTTTAGATTTAATAGTTTCGTATAATACACAAAATACACAATTAAGATACCATGTTGTATCTATATCAGTTTTAAAGTTTGACCCTGAATTTTTAATTACAGGAGTAAATAAGATTGAAAATTTATTATTTTTTACAGATGATAAAAATCCGCCAAGAAGAATCAATGTAAACGAAAACTATCCTTTTCCACTTGCGGGTAATGATAACTTGCAAGAGGAAGATATATCCGTAGTTTTAAAACCACCAGGGTTTGAAGATGGTTCCGCAACAGGCGATACTCCTTTACCCGCACCTATTTTTAGTTTAATAAATGTTGCGGGTGGCGAAAACTATATAGAAGACAGATTTATAAGTTTTGCGTATAGGTATAGATATAAAAATGGAGAGTATAGTGCAACATCATTATTTACATTACCAACCTTTCAGCCTGGTAATTTTCAATTTGATACCAGAAACTATGACAATAGTGGTATGCAAAATAGATTTAATGGCGTTAGAGTTCAATTTAGCACAGGAAGTGAAAGAGTAACAGAAGTCGATTTATTATTTAAAGACTCTAACACGAATAGCATATATGTTATTGAAAGGTTCAACAAATTAGATTTTGGTTGGGGTAATAACCAGCATCAAGAATATGTTTTTACAAACAGTAAAATATATTCTGTTTTAGGTTCTGATGAACTATTGAGGCTATATGATAATGTACCACATAAAGCACAAGCCCAAACCATAATGGCTAACAGGCTTATGTATGGTAATTATACAGATGGTTTTGATATTACAAATGAGGCTGGTCAGAAAATTGCTGTAAATTTTAATGCAAGTTTGTTAACAGAAAATATTGATTTAACAGTATTACCCGCAGGTGTGCTTTCCACAGGTATTGATTATACAATTAATGCAGCACAAACAACATCTGTGCCTAATTCTCGTGCTACCTTTGATTTATCAAACATAGCTAATAAGTTAAAAAAAGGATCTATTCTTACACTATCACTTAGATTTGAACATTCGACACTAAATGGCACAAGTGCTACGCAGTGTTTTATAGATAATGCAGGATTTCAACAACCTGACATTACAATTGAAACAAGCATACTATTAACTAATGATTACTCAAGTGTCTTTGACTTTGCTACAAGCGGTGATTTTGAAAACGCAATAGGAACTATTGAGGGAACTAATTTTGAACCTATAGCTACTGCCAGTAGCGGTAACTCTTTGACTGATTTTTTTAATTCAGCTTTAGTTGCTCCATCAATAAATTGTGGTTTTACTATTCCCTTAACATCTATTAATAACAATACAGCACAACAAGGTATAAGAATTGTAACAACCAGTGGTTCAGACGATATAGGTTTGCAGTTGTTGGCTGCAAAATACACCACTAATGACAATGGTCAAAATACTGAAATGTATGAATATTTTCAAATAATTAGAGCTGGAGCAGAGTTTTCTTTAGATGCAAACAAATCATCATTACATAGTAATAGAGATTTTGAAGTAGGTATTGTATACATGGATGAATACGCAAGGGCCTCTACTGTGTTGGTATCTGAATATAATACAGTCTTTGTGCCAGTAGAGAATAGTGTAACAAGAAATAAAATACAAGTATCAATACAAAACTTTGCCCCATCATGGGCTAAAAAATATAAGTTTGTATTAAAGCCAAGTAAAGCAGGTTACGAAACAATATACACAAACTTTTTCTACACTGACCCATTTGACAATGTAACTCATTTTAAATTAGATGGAGACAATCAACAAAAGGTGGCTGCAGGTGATAGGCTTATTGTAAAAAAAGACACAAGAGGAGCACTTGCGAGTTTAGTTGAGGCTACAGTTTTAGATGTAAAAGCACAGCCTACCAACTTTTTAGATAATGAGCAATCGCTTGGTGCTAACTCAGAACAGTTAGCGGGGCTATATATGCAGATGAAAGTATCTAATTTTACTGCAGTTATAGAGGATGATTCTATAGTAGATTATGGTAAAATGAGTTCTGACTCAAGATCCGAAACTCATTGCACTAATAGACTCACAAACTCATATCCTTTATACTCTTTTGACTCTGCAACTAATACCACTGAAAACTATTCTATACCAGGTGGTTCGATAATTCAATTAAGATTTGGTTTTAAAAGGAATGGTAATAGTTTTTATAACCTTCCTCATAGAGAAATAGACTTCGACAAAACATTTGTAGCAGCACAAGACTATACTGATTTTAGAGACTGGTTTAACAATACAAATATTGACTTAAATGATTTTGTAACACAGATAGGTGTTGGAGGCAGCACACCAGTTATATACTACCCTGCTGTAGTTACAAGAAGCGGCCCAGGTGGTCTTGACCCAACAATTGCAAATACGGGAACACAAGGAAATGCAGTGTCTAACAATGGACATAATATAACCTGTAGAAATGTATTGTTTACATTAGATTTACAATTTATTCAGGATGTTCCTGGCGATGTAAGCAGTCCTTTATTTTTAGGTGCGAGATGTACTGGTAAAGGGTCAGATAGTTGGCCAAAAAAAGATATGCAGGTATTTATAGAAATTGTTGTTCAAAGAGCTGACTCTACATTAGTGTTTGAGACCTTACCTGCTGATGCCAGCGATGATTTATTTTTTGATGCATCAGAGGCATTTGACATTGTAAAAGATGGTGGGTCAATAAATTATCTGCACCAGTCTGGAGGCGATGTAGATGCGGGTGAACAAGATCAAACCACCTCGCAGGATGCGGTAGTCAATTTGAGTTTTATGGATTGCTACACTTTTGGAAATGGGGTAGAAAGTTTTAAGATATTAGATAGGTTAGCAACCAGGTCTGTAGTGATAGGACAAAGAGCTTTGGCTGTTTCAAATCAAGATTTCAAAGAAGCAGATAGATTTGCCTCGATAACCTACAGCGGTATTTTTGGTTTTGAAGCGGGTGTCAATAATCTAAACGAATTTAACTTAGGGCTTGTAAACTTTACTGATGTAGAGACTTCTTATGGGCCAATTCAAAAATTACATTCAAGAGAAACAGATGTGCTTTGTTTACAAGAGGATAGAATAACTTATGTTTTTGCAGGTAAAGACCTTTTAAGCGATGCAGTGGGTGGTGGGGCAGTTGTTTCTACGCCTCAAGTATTAGGCAAACAAGTTGCAAGAATAGAAGAATATGGAATTAGTTTTAACCCAGAGAGCTTTGTGCAGTGGGGTAGATATATGTATTTTACAGACACAAAAAGATTGGCCGTATTGCGGTTAGGTTCTGCAGGCGGTTTAAATTCTGAGCTCACAGTAATATCAGACACTGGCATGAGGTCTTGGTTTAGAGATGATTTTATAGAAAAACTCAATACTCAAAAATTAGGAGCATTTGACCCGTATATGGATGAATATGTATTAAGCACCAACATAATACCAGTTCCTGTTCCACAGCAACAGATAGCCTGTGGTGCAGAAATAAATTTAAGTTCTTTAGACTCAGCTATTTCATACACAGTGGTGTTTGGAAACACTGTAGGAACAGGCACTATAAATTACAATATAACAGGAACAGCTACCATAGTGGTTACATGGAATGGTATAAATACAAGTTCAGGAGCAGTAAGTGGCTCTGGTTCATTTACATGGAATAAAACTGCAGGGTCTCCAGATACTGCGGTGATTACAATAACACCAGCTGTAGGAACAACTCCTGCTGTAACATTTACTCCAGAGTGTATTCCAGAGGTAGAAATAACAGTTATTAAAGGCACTATAAACTCTCCTAATAACAATGGAGAAGATATTCATGTAGAATATTCCTGGAATGATGGAGTAACATTTAGCCCTGTAGATAGTGATTTAGCAACATTAGGTAATAACCCTTTAATTTTTAGCGAATATCAATCTCAAACAGGTGTTAGATCTCAGGGAGTTTTTCCATATGATGGAATAGATTTAACTATTAGATTAAATAAAGTTGGTTTTGATAACTATGATTTTGTGTTTCCTTCTGATAATTTTAAATATTTATCGTCAAACACGCTGTATGCAAACAATGCTACTGATGTGGCAGCATTATTGGCTGCGGCCACAACAATACCAAATGTTGATGTAACAAACCCATCGCCAGGGCTTAACCAGGCAACGGTAAGCAGTTTAAGTATACCTATTAATAATCAGTATTTATATATAATATATGATTTAAGAACTATATCTTTACAGCAATTGTGTTATGATGCAAGTTCAGCTTCAGACGCATGTTGTTTATGCACCTGGTCTTGTACTGCATTTACTGGTAGCTCTAAGATTGAGACTCCTTCACAAGCTTGTGCATTGGTGGTCAGCTCTACTTATTATCACAATGGTTCAGCGGCTCAACCTGCAATAGGAGATTTGGTATACTCAAGCTCTAATTGTCAAGATGCTGTAAGCGGTACGGTTCAGTATGCAGAAGAGGGTTATTATAAAATAACAGGTAATCAATACATACAGATTGGTGTAGATGGATTAGTAATAGATAAACAAAATTGTTAATATGGCAGCAATAGGAAATTATTATTTTAATGGGTCAAGCTTTGCACAGGCAACTGCGATATATACAGATGCAGGACTTACAACTCTTGCACCCGATGGTTTTTATTCAAACGCTGGTATAGTAAGGCAACAATTAAATGGTGTATTATTAAATGCACAAACATGTACTTCTTGTGCAACACCATGTGGAAGCGGTGTTTCAGCATCAAACAATGGTAATGGAATGTATTCTGCAACTGTAGACTTGGCAAATGATACAGGTGCTGTTGTGTTCTATGGATTTTTTGGTAGCACTGTTCCTGATGGCGTAAGGCTAACATGGAACTCGGGGGTAGTAAATAGATTTACGACTGACGACAACCACAATGGAGTAACCATACAGGATGGTTCAGGCACGACAGTAGATTATGCTGGTCTAAATAATGCTGCTGGAGAATATACTTATATGGGAAGAAACAATACTAATTTGATAGGTGACAGCCCTTACAACAACACGCCAAGTGGTGGTGCGTGTCAGGCTGGAGACCAGCCAGAAGATTTTGTTTTAACAGGGGGAAATTATGTTGCTCAAGGAACTTTTCAAAATGTTACCGTTAGCAATAATATGGTGGGAACATGTGGTTCTGCTACAGCAGTATTTGCCACAGTAGTTCCAAAATCTAACATTACGCCTACGATATTATTGGTTGAAGTTTCAGCACCTATGTGTGGTACATTTTTTCAATGGCAAGTAGATTGCCCAACAACACTACCAAGTTTTCTTGGGTCTGCATTACAAGCAACTACTGCGTGTGCCAATGCAGATGAAACATACTACTTTGTTCCAAACGCTACAAGAGTAGGCCAAACTATAACTCCTGACACCAATACAACTCCAGAAATAGGCAATTTTGTATATACACAATCAAATGGTAGTATATATTTAAATGATACAAATACCCTACAATATATTATAGTGGGAGGCACAACAGCCCTTGGCATCAGAAATGGTGTGGTGGTTAGCAGTGCGTCTTGCTCGGGGTCACCAAGTTTAACTGCATTCTTTGCAAGTGTTTCTCAAACATTTAATCAGATATGTGGCCCAGGTGCGGTACCAGCTCCATCTGATGAAACTTATTACCATTCAGGTAGTGCATCTTATCCTATTGCTGGTGACACCGTATATACTACCAGTGCAGGTACAACAGCTCTTGCGGCAGGATTGTATTTCACATTTGGTGGCGGTGGCTCAAACACTTATTTTGAAATTCAAGGCAGCGAAGGAATAGTAACAACAGTAACCTCATGTATACCAGAATAATATGTCAGTAAATTATACATTATCATACAGCGATAAATCAGAAGGATGGCCTTCATTTTATTCTTTCATACCAGACTATATGATTGGTATGAATAGTTATTTTTATTCTTTTAAAAACGGTAACCTATATAGGCACAATACGAATGATACTCGTAACCAATATTACGGAGTAAATTACTCTTCAAGTATTACAAGTGTATTATCTCCAAGACCTATAGTAGATGTTAAATTATTTAAAACTCTTACTTATGAAAGTAATGCGGCATGGGCAGCAACCAATCTAATAACTGATATTAATGATGGTAACCCTGCATCAATATCGGCAAGCTTTTTTGTTCAAAAGGAAGGAGAGTGGTTTTCATTTATAAGAACAGATGCGGGAACAGTAAACTTTTTAGAAAGATCTGCAAACGGTGTGGCTAATAGCACAGCAGTAGATAGCACTGTACCCGCAGCAACAATAGTTTCTTTTGCTAATCCTACGGGAAGTATTATAAGTATCGGTGATAACTTATTTTCTTATCCTGCTACTCCAGCTCCAGGCGATGTTCCTGTTTTAGCGGGCGAAATAACTGCTATAGATAATACATCACCCGATTTTAGTATTACAATAGATACAACAATTGCAGGTGCTGTGGTGCCAACTGTAGGAGATTTTATAATAAATGTTAAAAATGCTGTAGCCGAATCACATGGGGCAAGAGGATACTATTTAGAATTTACCCTAACCAATAGTAATACAGACCCAGTGGAGTTGTTTTCAGTAGGTTCACACATCATGAAAAGTTATCCATAGTTTTTCTTATCTTTGTGGTAAATGCAATTTAATATACTACCACTTAAGGGTACTGATTATGAAGAGGTTCTTTGTAATTGGTGGAAAGACTGGAGATGGACACCTCCTCCAAAAAATTTTTTACCAGAAAACGGTACTGGAGGATTGATGATTTATATAGATGATGCCCCTGTTGTGGCGGGTTTTTTATATAATACCAACTCAGATGTGGCTTGGGTAGATTTTATCATTTCAGATTTTCATTACAAGAATAAAGAAAACCGAATGATAGCTATAGACATGTTGTTGAAATCTTTAGAAGAAAGAGCAATTGCATTGGATAAAAAATTTTTATATGCACTTACAAAACATGAATCGTTGATTGCGACATACAAAGTAAATGACTATGTGGCAGCTGGTGTGTATAATATAGAACTAATAAAAAATTTATAATATGGCAGCATTTACAACAATAGCAGCTGGTGTAGGAGTAGCATCCAGTCTTGGTGGGGGGCTTATGTCTTTTGGCCAAGCCAAAGCAGCAAAAAGAGCTGCAGCTGACGCTAAAAGAAAATCAGATAAACTTATGAAAGAAGCTCGAGAAAGAGCTGAAACTAATTTTTATGAAGGATTAAATGTAAGATTAGATGCTTTTGGAGAACAGTACAGACAAAATTTAGCAAATCAAACTCAACAAATTGAAGCCTTACAAGGAGCTGACCCAAGACTACTTGCAGCTGGTATAGGTAAAGTTGCTGCAGCTGGTACAGAAGCAACAGAAAAAACAAGAATAGGTATGCAACAAGATTTAATGGAGCTGGATAAAACTAAAGCTGGTGCAGCTGAAGATATTAAACAACAAACCATTGCTATGGATGTAGGTGCAGCTGCAGACCAGCAAAAGATAGCAGCAGAGAAAGAAGCTGAACAAGCCAAGGCAATGACAGCTGCCATAAATCAAGGCGTAAGTGGTGTGATTGGTGGAGCAACTATGGCTGCCCCATTATTTAGTAAAGATGCAACAGCCATTAAAGATATGTCGCCAGAAATGTTAAAGCAAGTTATGGGTATTATAGGTGGTAGTAGTTTTGGAGATTCTTTTACCCCAAGCTCTGATGATTAAAAAATAAATTATGGCTAAAACAGTAGACCCAAAACAGTATCAAATATATGTAGATAGGCAAGGCTCTAATTATATAGATTATCAAAAAATAACTGAAAGAGCAAATAAGCTTCTTACTGATGAAGTAGACAGAAGACAAGGTATAAAAGATGATTTAGATGCAAGAGCAAACGATCTGTACGACCAGTTAGGTACAGTCGAAATGAACTCTGATTCTAAGTTTAGCGACCAGGTGTTAGATGCCGCAGCTCAACTTAGAAAAAGTTTGATGGCTGACCAAAAACTTTTAAAATCTGGTGCTATATCAGTAAACGAATACAAGCAACAATTAGAAAGAGCAAAATCACAAATGGCTGAATGGGGTGCCATTACTAAAGGTTTTGGCTCATACAAAGATAATTACAATACAAGAATAAAGTTAGATGATGAGACAGGGGAAATGATTATGGCTCCAGATGAGGCTGTTATCAAAGAATCCTCTTTAGGATTTTCATATACATATGATAAACAAATTTATGTAGACCCTGTTACAAAAAACACATACTATTATCAACCCAACAAGGATGGAGGTATACCAGACTTCAATAAAGAGCCAGATAAATTTATGGCAATGTCAAATGCTCGTAATAGATTTCAATATGAAAATGACAGAAAAGCATATGACATAGGGTTTCAAGTCAACAAAGAAAAAGATATGCTTGGAACTATTGTCGATTCGTATGTAGCAAAATTTAAAGGCATTAACAGAGTAGGTACATATGTAATGACTGAATCAGATTATACTGTTTTAGAGCAAGAAGGTTTATTAAATGACTTTGTAGACACAGTATATGCTAAAACTTCAGGAACTGACAGGGGTCTGGCAAATTCTGCTGATGTAATGGGTGAATTTACTATAGCATTAAGCTTAGAACAATTTAAAAAGACATGTAAGGGTGGTGAGTTTTGTGATGAGAAATATTTCATTAAAGTAAACCCAAATGACCCAAGTGGTATGACTTACGAGTTTAGCGACAAAGACTTTGTCCAAGAAAAAGTAAAGGCGGATATTAAATCTAAAGCAAATATGCAGCTGGGCAGAAAAGAAGAAATATCAAGCAAAGCATATGACCCAAATGAAGATATAGGTGCGGGTGCTAAAAATGATGAAGATTTAGAATTTGGTTCTTACTTCAATGATTTGAAAAATTTAAATGGTGGTAACCAAACTACATTTAATGCTGCTGAAAGAGATTTAAGAGAAAGAGCTAATAGAAGACTTGCAGAAGAAGACCCTGACAATAATAATGGTAGGCTCGAAAATATAACCAGAGATGAAAATGAATTTACATTTACTTTCAAAGATAAGGATGGTGTAGAAAGAACAGAAACAGTAGATAGGTATGAAAAGAAAGCGGATAATACATACGATAGAGAAAAGCCGATACCAATGAATATTATTTTCCAGGAATTAAATACTAAATTAAGACCATCAGGTTTCAACGATTCATTTGAAACATTAGAAGAAAGAGCACAAAGATCTGGTAAATTTAAATATGAATATGATGAGGGAACTAATTTTAGTGATGAAAGCGTGGGAACTCAAAAGGCATTTAAAAACATTCAACATACTTCTTTTAATGATGCGAATAAAAGAGCTACATTAGATCCAAATGATACTGACAAAATTATTACATATAGAAGTAAATTATCGACAGAGTCAGAAGCTGCGGCAAGCAATGGAGGATTTAGTAATCAAACAGCGTATTTCAAATCTGCAATACCAAGAGAATTAAATATGGCTTTCCAAGATTATAATATAACACCTCCAAAATTTACAATCAAAGGTTTTGATGAGCCTTATGCGAATAATAATACTTATTTTATAGAATATATGAATCCATATACAAAGCCACCAGTTAAAGAAACTGTAGAGTTTAAATTTGACCAAGGGTCAGATAAAACCAGTATGAACAATTGGCTTAATGCAATGGATGAAGCAGTTAATAAAGTAGTGGGTGCGTACAACAGTTCTGAGGGTAAATCAGCTGCACCATAAAAATTTATAGATGGATTACTTAGAGCAATTATATACATGGATAAGTTCAGAAGATAATACTTTTACCCAAAGGTATACTCTTGAGGATTTTAAAAACAATATGCAAAAAGAAGATTATGTATCTTCTATGTATACTTGGATTAGCAGTAAAGATGAAACTTTTCCTGACAGATACACTTTAGACTTTTTCACTGAAAAAGTAAAAAAAAAAGATACATCTATCCAAGAAGAAATGGAGCCTCCAGTCAATGTTCCATCTATTACTACAGAGATGGAAGAGGTTGGGTTATCGGAAGATACAGAAGAGGAGTCTACACAAGATACAGAATTGCCTGTTGGTTCAGAAGAGAACGAATCCGATGAGGTAGTAGAGGAAACTCAAGAAGTAGTAATACCTGAAACAGATTCCCAATTTTCTATTGAGGGCGGAGAAGTTGACCAAGAAACTTTTGACCAATACACTAAACTGCAAGAAGAGCAAGAAGCTGATGAAGCAAATCCTTTTCAAGATGCACTTAACAATTTAAGAATAGACACTGATGAAGATATAATCAGTGCTGAGTTTAATTACAATTTAAATGACTTTGGGTTCAGTGTTGAGGAGGCAGTGCCAGGTGTAGATGCTTTACGAATAGTATCTTCAGATATAGATCCAAAAACTCAAAAACCATATGAGTTAACCGTTAGTATAGACACTAAAAGTGATAAGCAAAATGAATCAAAGCTTACAGAAATAAAAGACTTTCTTACAAAACATAAAAAAGAAAACGAAACAATAAACAAATTAGAAGAAAGTATTGCAGTTAGAAATACCAAATTTAGAAATCAAGAAGATATAGATAACGCTATAGGTTTATTGAATACCGAGGCTGGTGCTTTTAATAATAGGATTAAAGCATATGCAGAAAAAAGGATGCTCTTTAATAGAAAGCAAGAGCTTATTAAAGGTATGAGTCAATCTGAAAAAAATTCTGTTTTAGGAAGAACGCTTTTGGAAGATAGAGACAGAATGTCTCTTGAACTTAAACAAGAAAAAAAAGATTTACTTACACAAGATAATATTCTTAAAAACAGGGGCACTGAGATAGATAGGTTGGCTGGTCAATATGCTGCGTTAAAAGCAGAGATGGGTAGTGGATATGGTATTACACAAAGAGCCTTACTAAAAGGACAGGGCAGAATTACTTCATTTTGGGCAGACCTTATGTCAGACATTCTTGTTTCTGATTTTAGCCCGTTAGATGCTGTATCGGGTGGTAGAGTAAAATATGGAGTTGACAGGCAAAAGTATGAAAATATGTTTGTTGCAAAAGCAATGAAGGATGGTCTCCTTCAAGACTCAGAAGGTAACCTCATTAGAAACTGGGATGAAGCAATGGCGGCACAGGAAAAAGGAACTTTAAAACCTTTTGAAAATTTTGAAAGCATGTATAAGTATTTGGGTAACAAGCAGTCTTCTATGATAGATTCATATGTAAAAGATATTCTTAGAAAAGATGTTAAATATGATAATGTTGAAATTAGTGAATTAGGTGAGGTTACTTTTAAAAGACCAGAGGCTGTAGCAAGGTATTCCGATGCTGCATTAAAAAAGGAGCTTGAAAAAATTACCGAAGATGGTATGGTTCCTTTAGCAAGAAAAGGATTAGACTTGGTATTGGGAGACAAAGACACCACAGATGAATATTATGATTTAACAAAACAAGGATTTTGGGGTGGAGCCTGGATAGGGTTAGCAGAATCTGTTCCTGCAATGATTGGCGGTAAAGGTAAAGTGGGTTGGGCTATGAGGACTGCAAATATGTTTGCACAGGTTAGCGATCATTTAAATGAAGAAATGATGAATGACCCTGACTTTGCTGAAATATCAGAGAATGAAAAAAGAATGGTATCACTGCCCATAGGTATAGTTGTGGGTACATTAGAAGCTGTAGGTTTAAGAAATGTATTAAACTCAAGAGGCTTGGTAAACAATATACTTTTGAAAAGCATACAAAAATTCGGGCCTACATCAGTTGCTCGAACAAGAGGATTAACATTTCAACAAGTGGTTAGAAATGAGGTAGACAATATGATTGCTAAAGGAACACTCATTATTGGAGCTGGTGGACTTGCGGAATTTGAAACTGGATTAGCTCAAGAGATTGCAGATATTGGTGGTAAAATGATATATAATGAGATTAAAAAAGCAGATATGTTTCAAACTCCAGAAAGTTTTGCAGCAGGAGTTGCTCAAGTTATAAGGGCTGGTGGTCAAGAAATGGTTGGTGGTTGGGTTATGAGTACAATACCAGCAACAGGTACAGCGTTTGCTGGTAAAGATTATGAAGCTTTATCAGACCCAATATTCAAAACCTTTGAAGCAATAAGTCAAGACAATACATTTTTTAAATTAAATGTTCAGAAAATTAAAGACCAAATAAACGAAGGAACAAAAACAAAAGAAGAAGGTGAGGCTGAAATAAGTTTGATAAATGATATTAGAGGATTGATTCCTAAAGTTCCTACTGACTTAGAAACAGCAGATAAAAAAAGAGCTATAGCATTACTGTTAAATAAAAAGGATTTATTAAAACAAAGAGATAAATTAGCTCCAGAACTAAGAGGCAAGATTGATAAAGAGATTGACAAAGTAGATAAACTATTGGATGATTTATTAGATGGTGCACAAAAAGTAGACCCAACAAAAGCAAGGGTTGAAGAAGAGGAAATAACTGATGAACAAGCTGAACAAGTTATAAAAAATGCAAATGCTGGAAGAGCAGCTTTTGGTTTACCACCGATTGAGATTACTCCAGAAAGCATTGCGGAAATGAAAGTTAAACTAAAAAAACAACAAGATGCCCGTAAGAAGCAAGGCCCAGTTCAGGAAACTGGCGAAGTCAAACCCAAAGCTACTGAAGAAGTGGATGAGGGAATATCCAACGAATTACAAGACACTACCAGAGAGGGTGACCAAGACCAAAGCCAGGATACCTCGAAGAAAAAAAAGAAAATAAAAGAGGAGGTCGATGAGATATCAGCTTTTGAGGGTGACACTGAACAAGAAGGTGAAGTGGTGGTAGAAGAAAAGGTTGATTATGAAACAGAAAATGTTACTAAAGATGGTAAGGTTAAAAAAACAAAACTTACAATACCTAAAACTGTAGCAGAAACTGAGGTAGACACAAAAACTTTTGAACCTGTAGTAAGGTTTGCGAAAAGAGCATCCAGGGCAATTAGTAAAATTTTACCTAATGTAAGTATTGTATTACATGAAAGTTCAACAAACTTTCAAGATGCCACAGGAACAACTGGTAGAGGTTTTTATGACCCGAGTTCTCAGACTATTCATGTGGATCTAATGAAGGGCAATAACAAAACTGTTGCACATGAAGTTTTTCATGCATTACTATTGAACTCTGTTAAAACCAACGCACAGGCAAGAGCATTAACAAAAAGAATGGTTGCGGCTGTAGCCAAAGCTAAAGGCTTGACCGCACAACAAAAGAAAAAGATAGATGACTTTGTTTCAAACTATGACCAAGATATACAGAATGAAGAGAAACTGGCAGAGGTATTAGGAATATTAGCAGATGGCTATACTAAATTAGATGCTCCTACCAAAAGCAGAGTTAGAAGATGGATAGAAGGAATAGCTAAAAGATTAGGTATTGACATAGAACAGTTTACTAAAACCGACCAAGATGTAATTGATTTATTAAATACTGTTGCATCTAAAATAAGAGAGGGTAAAGTTATTACACAAAAAGATGTAAAGGCAATTAAAACTCCAAAGAAAACACAAAAACAACAAGTTAAAGATGTTTTAGGTGAAGTTCAGGTTGCATCCATAAAAGAAATAACAAGACTCACTGGCTTACCAGAGCCAACTGTTAGAAGAATATTAGGGCAAGGTGCTAAAAATGGTGAGCTTACAAGAGTATCTGCTGGTGTTTACACAATAAAAACACAGGATGGTAAAACCGCAGCTATTATTCAAGGGGCTGATGCGTTAGTAGAAATAAAAAAATTAGTTGAAGAGGGAGTCAAATTTGATATGATTTTCTTAGACCCTCCATACGATGCTCCTGGTATAACAGGCGGTAATAGAAATTTAGCAAAGTACGATAAGTTGTCGCCAGAACAATTTTCTGATTTTGTAGGAGATGTGGTTAAGCTATTAAAAACTCCTGACACACCTGTATTTTTTATGTTTAGTGCAATGCCAAGCAACAAGGGTAAACTTAAAGCATATTCTGCTGCCTTCACAAACAATGGTTTAAAAAAATCTGGTATTGCAATTGAAAGTGGTAAACTTACTAAGGATGGAAAGAAACAAAAACAGATGTTTGGTAGAGATCTAACTGAATGGGTATTTTCATTTACTCAAAGTGGTAATCAAAGACAAGATGTAGGTTTTGTTTTTCCTGAAAAACTTCTATTTAAACAAGACTCAAAATATCAAACTGCCAAGCCCGTTGCTCTTTTAGAAGCTATTATAAAAGCTTCAACAAAAGCTGGAGAACTTATCCTTGACCCATTTGCTGGTAGTGGTTCAACCGCAAAAGCCGCAGCAAGAACTGGCAGAAATGTAGTTACTATTGAAAAGGATACTAAACAAGCAAAAAAAATAAAATCAGAAATAAAAAAACAAGAACCTAAGAAAAAAGTTCCTGAACAACAATATAAAAATGGTTATAAAATATATCCAAAAGAACAAGAAGGCCAGTTAGATGAAGATGGTTATTTAAAAATTTATGATGGAGATTTAAAATCTTATCAAAAAAGAGTTACAAAAACCCCGAGGTCAAAAGAAAAGGGCAGGCCTTTGAAAGATATAATAGCAGAAAGAATAAAAATTGCAGCAGATGGTTATGTTGATACTGTAACAGGAATGTATTACGGAAATTATGGATATCCTTATTTTAATCCTAATGTAAAAAATGTTGCTCAGATAGAAACACAGGCTGAACTAAAAGAATATCTTAGACAAAGTTTGGAAAGCGGAACACAAGTTATTCCTCTCAATTTAGAATTTCAGGCGAAAGAGTTTCAGAAATTAAATATAAACCCGCAAGAGTTTGGTAACAATCAGTTTAATGTAAAAACTGAAGGTCGTAAAGTAATTAGTGTAACACCAAAACCTGTATCAAAGGACAGCAAGTTTAAAGGAAGAGAGCAAAAAGATATTCCAAAAAGGTCAAGAAAATTAGCTGAAATGTATATGATGAATCCAAGAGGGTTTATTAGTGCAAGAGCTATGTTTGACCCAGGTGCATTACGAAGACAATTAGAAATCTTAGGCATGAGATTAGGCACAGCTCGTGATGAATTTACTGGACAAATTACAGGGTATTATTTCCAAAGGGTATCAAGAAATGGTAGACCATATTTTTATAATCCATTTGCAAGACAACAAAAAGATCCAGACTCAGCAGTTGGAGCAATATCTGATATAGTAAGTATTGTAACAAGATTAAGAGACAATAACTTTAGTCCAGAAGCAATACAAGCATATCTGGTTGAAAAAAAGAATTTTGACAAAAAGACTGTAGATGCAATATTGAGTGTAGATAACTTTGTATTAAGCAGAGTGCCTGAATCTTTTTCAAAAATAGAAGGTGGTATTTTGGCGGGTATAAAATTATTTAGTAAAATAAATAATTATAGAAAAAGATTAATTGATAATAATCTTACACCTTACGGTAAAAAAATAACCAAACTAAATCAAGAGTTAGAAATATTAAAAAGCCAAAAAAATAAAAAGAGGGCAATACAGAGAGTAGAAAAACAAATAGCAGATCTAAGCAAAAGAAACAGAGACGCTAAAATATTCAAAAACACACAAACTGAAATTACAGATAAAGTAATTAGATTTATGGAAAGCCAACCTGCTTACATAGCGGCACGAACCGCAAAAGGTCTTTCTACACTACAGGCACAAATGCAAATGCAAATAGCAAAATCATTTGATGCTACTCCATCTGTCAATATGGCTAACAAAATAAGATTGGCAACTGCACTTGTAAATATAAGTGCACGAGAAAAAGATTCTTCGAAATTAAAATTAGCTTTAAGAAAGTTTGTTAGAGTTGTTTTGCCTCCAGAGGATTATAGTAAACCAGAAACTATTTCTCTGATTAAAGAAATACAGGATGCTACGCCAGAAAATTTGCAGAAGGTTAAAGAAAAAATATTAGGCATAGCTACGACAAAAATAGTCAAAGGTTTAGAAGGTAAGATAAAAAATATATTAAATAAAAACTTTGCAAAAATAGAAGGTGGAAGGGTAAAGGCAAATATTGTTAGTGCATCAGCTATCAAAATTTTAGACCAATTAAAGTCTGAATTTGCAACCATACAGAAATCTAAAAATGGAGAAGCACTTGCAGCTTATGAGCAGAAGATAAGATTAAAACTACAAAAACTTTCAGAAAAAACTATACAAGACAACGATGCATTTGCTGAACAAGCGGCACTTGAATTAATACTGCAATATGCTGGTGCACAAGAAATGGATAATGCTGATATAGGTAAGGTAGGGGCTTTAAATCAAATACTTACTAATTTAAATAGTATAATATCAGAAGGTCGAAGTGAGTTAGAACAACAGAAAAGAGAAGCATACCACACTTATCTCAAAGATTTTGAAATAGCATGGTATAGTATTACGGGAAAGAAGATAGAGATGTTGATACAGAATCCATATTTTGATCCACAACTTCCTGTTTCTAAATCTAACGAACAAATGATACTAAATCCAAATGCAAATAAATTAATGGATGAGTTTTCTTCATTGACTGACGCTAAGAAAAATAAAGCAAGAAGTTGGCCTGTGAGAAACTTAATAAACTTGAAAACTGGATTGAAAAGATTTTTAATTACAAAAAGATTAGATCTACCAACAGCAATAGAGTACATAACTAAAATACCTGGTAAAATGTTTGAAGGTGAATTTGCTGAAATTACAAGTGATTTGGTTGACCAAGCCTCAAATGATTACAAGTTTTTCCAAATGCAAGACAAAGAATCTTTAATAAATATTTTAAGAGAAATATATGGTAAAGATTATCAAAAGGCAGTTAAAGAAGAAAGTCTTGTAAGAGACACTGGTATAGCAAAAGATTTAGAAGCTTACGAGAAAGCTAAAAAAGAATATGAAGCGAACAAGACTGAAGAGAATAAAGCCAAATTAGAAATTACTACTTTAAGATTTTCTCCTATGGAAATGGCTTACCTTGTTTATCAATATAAAGACCCAGCAAATAGAGCTGGTTTTGAAACTAAATTTGGTGAACAGTATGAAAGAATCATGTATCAAATGGAGCAGCTTATGGAAGAGAAACACTCTAAAACAATGGCACTGGGTGAGTGGATGAGAAGTGAAGCCTATCCTTCCTTGTATAACAGGTACAATACTACATACAAAAAAGTATTTAGAGTTGATATGCCATGGAATCAATATTATATTGGGCCTATTAGAAGAGTAGATCAAGAAGTTCAAGACATTAATTTGTTAGGTACAGGTGCAGACTCGTGGCAAAACACAGCAGCTCCTGCATCTACAAAGGTTAGAATACAAAATAAACAAGCATTGGCTACGGAAAATCTTTTAGAAAGTTTTGTTTCTTATCAAGAAAAAATGAATTGGTTTGCAGCATATTCACCAACAGTAAATAGGGTAAATAAATTAGTCAAAAATCCTCGTCTTAAAAAGATAATAGAAATTAATTTCCCAGAGGGAACATATGGAGCAGTTATTCAAATTATAGAAAAAATAGCTAATAAAGGTTTGAATAAACTTAGTCAGGGCGATATATTTTTTAATAAAGCTACATCATTATTTGTTGTAGGTAGACTTGGTGTTAACCCAACTATATATTTAAAACAGCTGGTCTCAGTCCCAACATACATGAACGAAATAGGTTTTAGAAATTGGGCAGCAAACGCATTAAAGGCAATGAAGGAGATGAGTTCTTTAGCAAAAGAGATAACAGAAAACTCTGTTTACATACAAGATAGATATGGAAAAGACATAATAAGAAGTTTAGAAAACTATAAAAACTCAAAATCTTCAGATTTTACTTTAAACAAATCAAGGATTTTTACAAACCCATACCAAAGATTATTAAATGCTCAAATGTTTTTGGTGAAAGCTGGTGATAAAGGTGCAATTTTAATTGGTGGTTTACCTGTTTACCTTTATTATAAAAATCAATACAAGAAATCAAATCCTGGGGCTACCGAACAACAAGCGATTGACTATGCTATAAAAAGATTTGAAAAAGCTACAAGAACTACACAGCAATCTACTGACTTACAAAACAGAGATTACTATCAGGATGGTGGAGTTTTAGCAAGAACATTTAATATGTTCAAGACCTCTATCATACAATATTTAAGAAAAGAGATAATATATGCAAGAAATATGTATAAGATTTTAAGATCGTTTGGCAAGGAAGGTAGGGGTTCATTTGGTCAAAACCTAAGAGGTCTCTTTGTATACCACACTGTTTTACCTGTCTTGTTTCAATACATATCAAATGGGTTACCAGGAGTATTAGCTCCATGGGATGAAGAAGACGGAGAGGATTTGACAAGAGCTGCAATAATGGGTAACATAAACGCATTATTCTTTGTGGGAGATTTAATATCAATAATAGGAGACATTTATTATAAAAAGCCTTGGTCAAAAGAGATTACCAACTTACCATTATTGGAGCAAATAAATGCTTTGTTAGATAAATTCAGCAGATATACATCAACTACCAACCCCGAAAAAGCATCAGAACTATTATTTGAAATAATGTACGAAGATGCCCCTGGTGTTGTTGGTTTGAACACTAAGTCTATGATTAGATGGTTTAACAATATACAAACATTAGTCGATGAAACCAACGACCCTAAAGAAGCTTTACTTAGATTATTTAATTTTAGTGACTATCAAATAGAATCACAAGAAGACAGAGATGCTAAGAAAAAAAGGAAAAAAGGTTTAACAAAAAGAGAGTTGAGGTCTTTATATCCTGATTTATATAAAGAGCTTGATGAGTCTCGACCTATATTACCGCAAGACTTACAAGACCAACTTGATGAAATAAAAGAACAGAGGAAAAGACTAAGAGAAGAAGTATTAGAAAGTGTGAGAAAATAATGAGGCTTAAAAAATTTGACATAGAAGGTTTTGATGCAGATAAATGTTTTTTATACAGTTATCTTGTGCTTACATATCAGTTTTCTTATCGTGAATTATTAGAAGGTGATGAAAACGCAGCCTTCATATTTGACCCAACTAAACCGTATGTACCCATGGAAGATGATGTATACGATATATTAATTGACCATTACACAGAGCAAGAAGATTATGAAAAATGTGCTAAATTAGTGAAAGCAAAAAAACTTGCAGAAGTTATGTCTGTTTCTTGAAGTTGTGTTTATAATTTTTTCTTTCAGCCTCTAACTTATAATACTGAAAAGCATAAAACCCATGCAGATGTGAATCGGTGGGGAAAAAATATTTCCAACCTTTAGATCTACCTCTATTTATATAATAGCAAAAAGCAACAGCTATTTTTCCTGACTGTACTTTATCTGAAGTTTTTTTAAAATTAATAACAGCACTATCATCTGATATTGGTATTACTTCTTCTACTGAAAAGGTTTCATGATTTTGGTTTCCTACTCGAGTAGGATTAGAAAAGCGGTCTGCAATGGTTTGTGCAAACTCTTTTAGTTCTTGAGCTCGGTCTCTATTCATATTTCATCGGAAAGTGATTGGATTAAATCCGCACATATCCGACATATATCTTGGGCTTTATCTTTGGCAGCTTTATTATCTCTATCCATAAGCTCTTCATAAAGGTCGTTCACAGAGTCATGAAGATTGTTAGCGACATAATTAATATGTGCTATCGCATTTACATCTTCCTCCGATATTTTATTCATACAGTTTAATCCATTGATTGTAAGAAGAGATTCCCAGCCCCTTCATCTAATGTTTTTATTGTTCTGTATATAATTTTTGATTTTTGTTTTACATCCTTTCTATCTGCCATCGTGGAGTCTAAGCCTAAGTTACTATACATTGCACAATCAATATGCAAAAGAGTATCAATTTTTTGTTTGTCAGTCCAAGTTTTATACTTCAAAATTTTACTTACATCATCTACTGTATACTTGCACTCATGAACATCTTCATTAGCCCAAACCATAAGTTTTATCTTTTTTAATAGTATGTTGTGCGACAATTTAAGTAAATTATTTTGTTCTCGCAAAGATTTTATCTGTTTTTGGTAATTTTCTGGAATACTTTTAGAAGATTTATGTGAAAACCCTAACCATAATTTTTGAATTACCTCATATTTGTTTTTCAAACTGGGGTTATGTTTTTCTAAATATGGGTATTGATTATATGCATGTAACACAGTTGCATGATTCTTTCCAAATATCTGTCCGATTCTGGCGAAAGTAAAATATAAATGATCTCGAAGTAAAACATATATAACTGAACGAGCTTCAATGTATTTTAATTTTCTACTGTTTGATTTGATATTAGATAGCAAGAACACTTCGCTTGTTATCTGTAATAGATTGTCTACTGCTTTCATTTGATTTAATATAGCAATTTAAATTAATTAAATCCAAATATTCATCCATCGAAATGAATATAAGATTTGTTAAACTAACTAATAAACCTTTTTGTTTTACAAGCTCTAAGGCAAATGTAACGGGTTTATTTTCATACATAACAACACCACCCAAGACATGAGACCGTAATGAATTATCAGGAACTTCCTTAACATTATCCTCGATGTATTTACCTATTCTGTATGCTAACACTGGGTCTACTTTATGTAGAATATCAGTGAAATCATCATCCAGGTCATACCCGCTATCCCGAATATACTTCTGTTTTAATACCATGTTCTTCTAATTCTTTAATCCTATACTTTTGTAAAGCAGAGACCTTTTGTAGTGGCCTCTTTACTTCGCTAAACAACGCATCACAATTTTGAGGTAACGCAATTAAGTCTGGTATACCATTCTTATTTGTTTGAATTAGCTTGATAACATAGTAGCCCTGCTCCTCTAACTCTTTAATTCTTTTAGATTGGATTTGTTGCTCAGTCATATTACAAAGTTAGCAAATCCTTTTTGAAGTGTCTTAATGTATAATCTTTCTTCTTTACAACAGTTTTATATATACTTTCTTCAATCCCCCCTTTTGCAAATATCCAGTATATTTTATTATACATTCTATCTTTTGTGGTCATACGATCTCTTGATTGCCAGTAGCTTGTAGCACTAAAATCTATGTTATAATATATCAAGGCTTCAGCTTGTCTTAGGCTTATACCCTCTCTTCCACTTACTATTTGCAAAGCAATGTTTTTGTCTGTGTTACAAAACTCATCAAGCGTGTTACAAATACTGTCTGCGTAAACTTCTTTCAATGCTTGGTATTCGGCAGTGAATTTATAAAAAATTGCTATCTTTTTATTTGCAAATCTTTGTTTTATATAAAGGGCTTTAGACAAGTCTAATACCATTGCCTTGCCACTTTCAAACTTTACTGTTCCTGAATACAGCTGATGTGTTTTAGACATAAGTTTGACCCCAGTATCTGCCAGAATAACATCATCTTTTCCCTCTACAACTCTATCGGTTGATAGTCTTTTAATTAACTTTCTAATTTTACTTTCTATATCTACATATAATATTTGCTCATTAGTCTCAACTTCAAAGCCCGCATCTTTTTGTGTAAACGAAATAGTGAAAGGCTGCATTTTGTGTATAATACTTTCCAGGCCTTTACTATAATCTCTAATACTAATACCACCAATTGGCTTTACACGAACACTGACATAATCATCTGAAAATCTATAAAAGTTTTTGTATTTATTAAATGGATTTAAAGGTATACCATAAACCTGATGATACATTTGGCTATAAGATTCTGGAGTTGGTGTGCCAGATAATAAAATAACATAAGGCAATCTTTTATTTATAATTGTTCGTACTTGCTTGGCTCTTTTACTGGCTTTGGGAAATGCTCCTAAACTATGAGCTTCGTCCAATATCAAGCAATCCCATTTTAGATTTGGTATCTTATGAAGACTCTCATAATTTATAACAAGTAAATTATAATTTAACTTAAGTTTTTGAAAATCACTTTCAATACTTGATATCGCTTTCTTTTTGGTTACAAATAAACAGTTCGATACTGGCAGAGAACTAACCATACTCAAACTCGTAGCTGTCTTGCCAGTCCGAACTTCCATAGCAAGATACACAAATTTATATTTATTTAGTATAGGTAAAGATTTCTCAACAATCTCTGCCTGGTATTTTCTTAGTTTCATATTAAAAAGGAAAATCAGTTTGCTCTTCCATTGAATGTTTAGATCTAAATACTAACCACTTACCCCTCTCATCTCTTCCCTCTTCGGGCAAACAATTATATTTAAACTCACTATAAGCGTTGAGCCATTTATAATACCTTGTACGAGAAACAGTCATTTTTGACTTTGGTGCATAGTCAGGATTTTCTTCAACAAAATCTAAATACAAATCGTTCTTGTAAAGTTTTGTTTTAATTTTTAATTTTTCATTTGGTATGCCGCCCACGACACCGCACCACTCAATAAATTCATGGCAAGTTTCAGCAGATAGTTTTCTAATTTTTAGGTTTACAAAATCAGATTTGATAAGTCCATGTTTTAAATAAAGCTGTAAGCACTCTATCATAAAGTTATCAAACTGACACCATTCTTCATCATCCCACTCTCCAAACATCATTTTACCAAACTCTCTTAGTGGAGTATAGTCTTTAGTATAATGTTGAGCAAGTTCTAACTCCCACTTTCTTCTTTCAAAAGAAGACCCCTTACCTTTTATGGCATAGTTTGTGGTTATTGCTACTTTAGGGCTTTTTGCAAATGGTATCTTAATTGCATCTTTGTTTTTCTTTTCTAAGGTTAAGCCCTCAGTTACAACAGAAAATAATCTTTCAAAATTAAAATGCTTACTCACATCATCAAAGCATAATATCTGTGTATCGGCACTGACTAATTGATAAGCAAAACTTCTTTCAAAATTAAAAGACTTGCCATCAATTACTACAACCTTTTTCATTTTTGCAATACCATTCATAAACAATCCTTTACCAGTTCCACCCTCAGGGTTGTCTGATATAACCTCATCATTTAAAATTGTGGCGGGGCAGTATGCAAGATTTTTATATGCATGAAGAAGATAACCTATTGTAGATTTCATTGAATTTATTCTGCTTTCCTCTTGACCGCATATGTTTCCAATAAAGGTTCGGTAATCACATTCACTCGGTTCGCAAAGAACAAAAGTTCTGTCAATTACATGGTCTTTCCATACATACCCGCCAATATCTAAGTAGTCTATTAGTGTGGTATTTTCGTGTGTAACTTTGACTGCACCATTTTTATAATACAAATAAGCAGTATCTTTATCATCTTCTATAAAGTATACATCAATAGAAGACAATAGTGTAAGAAACTCTTCTCTAAAATACCTGGTGTTTTCTGCAAAATAATTATAAATAGATAAATCATCCATGTCTTGCAGATATTCTAATATAAAATCTTTTATTTCTTTTTCGCTTGTGTGGTCAATAAGATTGTTGGTTACCCTAACAAACACATAATTCTTACTGCCTTGCGGATTAAATTTATAAAAACCATTTTCTTCAAGAAAGTGTTTGAATAAGATGTGTACTATCTTTATAGTTCCTTTATCATTCTTTGTCCAAAACTTGTGATTGCTTTGTTCTTCTTCTATATGGTTTATTACACTATCAATCGTATGATCTTCAATATTAGAATCCTGAAGCTGTAATCTTATTTCTTTTTTAGACACACCTCTTTTTAATTTGTGTCTGATTTGATTTACCTTGTCTTCATCTTCATAATATTTTGTACCAAAATTTTGTCGTTGAGCATATGCAGATTGTATTGTTCTTTTTATTTCTCCTTGGTCAAAGTTTCTTGACTCGTATTGATTTAGAATATATTCGGCTAAGTTTTGATTAATACCATAATCATTAAACGCAGCTGCCAGTACATATGTGTGGTGGTTTCTTTGACCCTCATTCATAGGATATTTTTTCTCCCACCATTTTACAAGTATATCTACTATTTTATTTTCATCAGTAACTGGTATAGTGGGCTTGTCTACATGCTTAATAACTTCATTATATTCTTGCTCTTCTTCTTTATCCCAAACACTGGAGGTTTCGTTAATGTAAATTAGAGGGTCATAGCTTTCATAACAAACCCTTGATAAATTTTTACTTGTTGTATCAAATTGAGGAGATTTAAAGTGTTTACCTAAACTATTAAAATAACTTGTGTGTTTATCAGGTTGCGTTGGTATCTTTATCAGGGCTTTGAGACCTTTACCACTTGGAGAAACAAAAACTGTGAACACATACTTGTCTTTTGTAAGTCTCTCTTTTTCTTGTAGCAACTCTCTGTTTGTACTATACCCATCAAAATCTAAACAAATTAAACCACTATGAACATTTAAAGATTTATCGTTTCTTTTTGTAAATGTTCCAGAAAAACAAATAGCGGGTAATTTTTGCTTTAATTTATTTTTTTGATCCTTATCCTTGGTTGCTCTTATTTTTTTTATTAATTCTTTAGATGCACCATCTTTTATCCTTTGAAGTATGATATCAACATTTCGATAAAAAGGCTGAGAGGTGTCTTTTATATCCTTAAATATTGTTATTTGCATTAGTATTAAATTAGATTTCTGTTAATTATGTTAGTTTTTATATAAAAAATAAACACAAAAAAAATATATAAATAAATTTTGTGTTGGTCAATTAATTTGGAAATATCTCAACATTTCCAACATAAAAAAAGGGAGAGGTAACCACACCTCTCCCATAACCAAACACTAAAATGGTAAATCCTCAGTTTCAGTTGCCTGAACTGGGGTTTCTTTTGTATCTGTATTTTGTGGTTTTGGTACAAATGTATCTAACTCCACATATGGTTTACCTGATGATGCTGTTAATACATTTAAATTAACCCACCCATTACGAGCATTACTTTTTAAAAAAGGAATCGCATCTTCAACTTTGATACTTAGATTTCCGATTACAAAATCGGGTGCATTTTCTCTTCTCTTGAAAGAAAACCCATCTGCAAAAACTTTATCTGCCATATTATTTATTTTTAATATTTATGTTTTGTTCCATTAACTTAATTGTTTTGGCTACACATTCTTCATAGCCCTGGACATCATCAATCTCTAATGGAACTTCAAGAGAAAAATGAGTCCTTTTTTTCTTTAATTTTGCTTTAACAAACTTATAGAGTTTGTTTGTGTATATAGGTATGTATATCACTAACTGCTTCATCACTAAAAAATTTATTATAAACTTCTGTGGCTTGTTCAACTTTGTTTTGACCTGACTTTATAAATTCAGCAGAGCAATCAAATATTCCTAATCTCATTGTTGCCTTACATATGACAAAAAACAACATAGGTTTTCCAAACATTCTTTGATATATATATGCTTGTGAATCATAATTATATGTACGACAGCTATACTGAAATTTATCAAGGTCGGAACTGGTTTTCAGGTCAATAACAAAATCATCATGAATGATATCTGCTTTTGCTTTCCACCAGTTGCCCATAATTACATCAACCATTGGTTGTTCGTACTTGTTATTATCTGCATAAATTAAGTCATACATTTCCATTGTTCCTTTCATTTTATCGACCAATGCTTGTATGTAGTCCGCCTCTTTTTGAAGAAGCATAATGTCTTCATTGTTTTCAATTAGTGCCTCTTTATATAATTTTGTTGATCGTGATGCACAATCTATGATTTTAAAATTATCTTTTTTTTCAGGCTCTAACATAAGCGTATGAAAATATCCACCCTCTATCAAAGGTTTTGTCTTTTCAATTGGTACTTTGAATTGTGTAGGATTTTTTAACAAATAAATTATATCTGAATTAGATAAATATTTACTGCCAAAATCTCCATAATAATTCTTATCATCGAAGAGTTCTTTGATTGCTTTTGCTTTATCCATTAATAGCAGATTTAATTTGCTTTTTAACTGGAGCAGTAATTTTATATTTAGTTTGTAAGTTTTTAATAATCTTTTCTAAACCTAAATTTTTATTAGCAACTACATACTTCATTACTTTTACCCAATCATCTCCATCTGCTTTTAATGTATATGTACCAGGTGTAAGTTTCTTAGCGGGTGTTTCTCCACTAACAGAATTTATATCTTCTCCAACCCACAAAGAAAGACCTAATCCATGCATAGCAACTGCTTTCGCAGTAGACCTTTGTATGGCAGTATTAACATCCATTGATGTAATTTTCTCTACTCTTATTGAGTTGTTTCGATAATCCATAATAGGTAAATAATCTATATGCTCTAAATCATTTACAACAATACCCACTTTAACATAAGCAGTTTTACCATCAGTAAAGAAATTTAATCCAGTATGTGGATCTTCGTAAACATTTCTCTGTGCTTTTGGATATTTAAGTTTTATTAAACTCCAGGCATTTGCCCAAGATAGATAATCGAAATTACCTTTCTTTTCAACTTTGTCTTTGACTGGAACTTTCGCAAGTTCCTCGAAATAATTTTTACTCATTTTTATTTAATTTTAATTTATTTAATTTAATTGTATGTTTTGAATATTTATTCAAAATGCTTTCTCTTTTGTTTTTTAAATTCTGTATGTGCTTATCATTCTTCCTGGTATTTACTTCTGTTTTTATTTTCTGTTCTATCAGGTTTAATTTATAAGCATAATTAGATAATGCTAATTTGATAGCACCTATCTTCCACCCATCTTTAAAAAAAAAATTATATTCCTCTTCATTCAGTTCTTGAAAATAATCTCCACCTTTCGCAGTATTTAAAATTTCAATCTTATGCTCAAACCTTTGTATCTTTACACCCATTCCTAAAATACTTTCTCCTTTTGGTAATGTGGTTGGAGCAGACATAATATCATTCTCAGCTTGTTGCCAAATATCTTTTAAATTATACTTCATTTTTGATTTTGTCAATCATCTCTTTATAATCAGAATCTTCACTGACTAATTTCTTTGCTCTTTCATATCCATGCAATATACTTGACATTGGAACATCATAGCCATGTTCCTCTAAATATTGTTTTATAAAGGTTAATCTTATAGGTCTTTCCATGCAGAGCAAATATAAAATTTGCCTGGCATCAACCAAGTTTCTTCTTTTTGATTTCTCAAATAGTTTATCTATTTCTAAATGAAATGCTTTCGCAACCGCAAGTGCATACTTGTCAAATATAGGTTTCTTCATAAATCTTTTAATTTTTCGTTTTTACTTTTAATAAGTTTATCTTTTATTTTATTTTCTTCTTTTACTATTTGAACTTTCAATAATATAAGATAACCAATCAGATCCTTTAGTGTGTCTTCTGATTGTGTAGGATTGTCAAACCCTAATTTTTTTATCCTGGAAAGTTTATCATCTATTCGTGCAAGTATACCCTCTTTAGCGGTAAGTTTGCTAAATATTTGTGGTGGATGATTTGCAGTATCTCCATAATCTGCATTTTTTTTTAGCAGAAGAGTTACAATTTCTCTTGCTACCTCTTTAATTAAATCTGATGTTTTCATTATTTCGATATCTTTTTTATTTAATAACTTCATTTAAATAATAGTATAATAAGCAATGTAATTATTAAGCCAATATAAGAAAGTCCAACCAACTTCATGTCTCTTTTATATTTTTCTGTACCTCTACCCGAGTAATTGTTGTCCTGAAACTTCTTTTTTTTCAAATCTTTCACTTCTTAATTTTTTAATTATTCTTTTTGCTTGATCCATCTTTTTATTATGGTGTCTTTGTATTGCATCTATTCTGTCTCTTAGAAATTGTAGTTCTTGTTCTTGATAATTCATTTGTTCTTTTGTTTGTTTAAGTTCGTTAAATATTTTTTCTATACTACCCATAGTCCTTTACCACCAAAAGCCCACATTGTGGTGGGCTTATTGGCTTGAATTAACAACTAACTAAATTAATGTACGAGCCATATGAGAAATTTAAATAAAAAGATGTGGCTCTTCATTCTTCTTATCAGATTTTACTTTTATTTTTTCTTTAGATTTTGGTTTATCTAAACTCTCTATAAACTTACCGAACACAATATCTTGATATTGCATTACTTTATTTTTTTTCCATTTCATTATAATAAATTTAATTAAATTAACCATTATGCAAAACTAATGTTTTTACAACTTCTTTCCAAATCTTTTCTTAATTATTTCAAATTTCTTAGCCCCAAGCGGTGCTAATTGCTTTGCTTTTAAGATAGCTTGGCGAGGGCTTATAGCCCCCACCTCAACTCTATCATAGTCATAGCCACAATCCTCATCTCCAATAAAATGCAGATACCAATATTCTACTTCATAAATAGTTAATGGTTTTTTATTTTGATTGTCTACTATTTTCATTGCTCTACATTATTTATTATTTCATTAGAATGTAGGTCTCGGTCAATTTCAAACATATCTTCTATATAGTTTTGAATATCATCTATTTTGCCCAGAGCATCCATAGTATCTTCATCTTCCTCTCTTCCATATGTCATTATTACAGAATAGACCTCATCTAATCTATCTATACACTCTTTTAATATTTGTATGTCTACTTTTTTCATAATTATTTATTTATTTGTTTGATTACACTTCCTCCCCATAGTAAGGCAAGTTCTCTTGCCTCCTCTATGTTTTCTGCATCAATGTAGAATATCTCATTGTGTTCAATACATTGATAGGTATTTAATTTATTCATATTTATTTAATTTTATATTGTGGTTTCTGTACTTCTAAAATAACTTTTTTTCCAAATTGAGGTTTGTTCCTGAATCCTATCCTCTAAGTTCAAGTCATATATTTCATATGTAGTATAAACACCTACATAGTCAAAATAATCCCCTATCTCTGTGTGAATCTCGCCATCTTCACCTAAACCCACCAAAAAAGTATTATCTTCATTTTTTTTCCAAGTTTCAGTTACAAACTTTTCAATTGCCTTAACATCCTCATATGAGGGATACCATTTAAGGTATAAGCCCTCATAGATCGCTATGTCTTTATTATATTTTGTTTGTACCAAGTTTTTGTGAACAAAAACATCTAAATCAGGAAAATGTTGTTTGAGCAATTTTTCAAATGCTTTTACTTTTTTCTTTGGTATACCAATTACCATATCACTTCTATATCCCATTTTTAAAAACTTTAGTTAATACTTTCATTCTTGTTTCTGAATATGTAGGCATACCCCACTCCTTTATATTTTCCTCTTCCCTTTGTCTTACATATTCATCTTTCATTAATAGCAGAAAAACCTTTTCGCTAATATCTATCCAACCCTCAACATATTCGGGATTTGGCTCATCTCCATTTTCTCCATATCTTGTTGGACTCATTACATCCCACAAAGAATTGTCTGCATAATCCCCCTCAATCGTGATTGAATCTCCACTCCAACTGCCAATTAAATTATCTTCATCTTCATGTCGGAAATCTCCGCCACCTCTACCATTACCATTAGCTAACAGGAGTGATAATCCTTGTAACACTCCAGATCCATCAGAAGTAAACTCCATTAACTTTAAGCCATTGCCGAAAGTGTGTGGGTTTAAATACTCCTTTTTTGTCTTATTACATATTTTATAATATTGACCCATTTTATTTATTGTATTTGATTAAACTTTAACTGGCTGATTATATCCTTTGCTATTATCATTTAGGGAATATTTATAGGACTATCCCCACCAGTTTTCATGCTATTTCAAGCAATCATCAGAAGTTTTATAATCTACAAGCACACTGATAATCTTTAATTGTAGTAAATAAAGCACCACCATCATTACCCTCTTCATCCACTGTTGGATACATCCAAAATTTATCTCCATTTGGTTTTTGCATCAACATACAAAGAGGAGAATAATGCCACATCCAATCCTCTCTTTCATCATCAGGCATATATTCTACTCTTAATATTTTAGCACCCTCTAAATGTTTTCTTGCTTTATTAATCCAATATTTAGAAATTGGTATTCCATCTATTTTGTGTTCAGTTTTCATTTTTATAATGGTTATTTAGTTCAACATAATAATTTGTAATCTGTTCAACCGCAAGTGCAAAATCTTCACAATCAATTACATGGTCTGAAAGACATTCTAATTGAAAGTTCACATCCTGTATCATAAGCTGAACAAGTTCGTTCTGTTTTAAAAAGGTTTGCTCTTTATCGCACCACACCCCTACTATATTTTTTTTCATAATGTTTAAAAGATTAAGTTATAAATTAATACACTCTCTCCTAATATGAATAATACAATCAGGAATGTTAAAAAGGATCTGAAAATCCATTTTACAATAGGGTTTTGTATTTCATTTAATGAAAGTACACCCAATAAATAATTTTTCATTTTATTAAATTTAAGTTTACATTTACCCCTTTGTTAAGGGGTTTCGTTTGAATTTCACAAACTCATCAGAATGTTTATTACTCATTATAATATCGGCTATACCAATTAGCATATATTTGAGAGTGTTCCCTCATTAACCAACTTTCAAGATTTTCTAAATCTTCGATTTCTTCTATTAGTTCTTGTGTGGATTTTCGCCACCTTTCGTTATATCCCATAATTACCTGTTTAAATAATATTTACCATTTGTTTTAATTAAATCCTGTACGAATAGATCCGATTCTTTTGCTCTATCACAACACAACCAACAAGAGAATTTACATACATCTCCAAATTCATAAGGCGGTATTATTGCATGAAGATTTGTTAGTAACCAATTTGATAAACTTATATCAAAATTGATATTGTGTGTTGAAAATCTGACAAAATCTTGTTCCCTATCATCATGATAGGTAACAATTATTTCTAAAAAGTTTTGTTTTTCCATTTTATTTAATTTTAGTTATTTAATTTTCATAATTTTCTCTGTATAAATCTGCTCGGTAGGAAACTTCACTACCGCTTACTAATACATGAGTATCGTTATTTACTTCTACATATACACTCGTTTTGTCGGTGTCTGCCCACGCTACTATATCGTTCATTTCAAACCATTTAATAGCATCTTTTGTTTCTTGAATATATTGTTCCATAATTATTTAATTTTATTTATTTAATTTCAAACCAAATGACTCACAAGCATTATCTATTGTTGCCCAAGTAATACCATAATTGCAGTCGTGATACTCTTTTAACATTTCCAATACTTCCATACCCTGTTGGTCTGTGCAGATATACCCTAAAGATCGAATATCATCTACTGACCAAATTATTTCTATTTGCTTTTTCATATTTATATATATTGTCTTATTAATTTAATTTTTTCTGCATCTGTTAATTCTTCATTATCCAATATATTTATTAGATAACATTCAAATTCTTCTGTATTCATAGTTAGTTAAATTTTATTTTTAATTTTAAATCGGTTATTAATAAGTGTTCTATTTCATCATATTTATTGTTGAAATATTCTTGTGCATCAGGCGAATATTCAAAATATTCACACACCCCATCAATATCTTGTTTTGCTATCCAAGTATTTTCCCCAAACCTTTCTGTCGTTATTTGACAAGCGATTTCGGTTACTACTTCTTTAAATGTTTGGTTATCTATTTTATTCATAAGTTTTTTAATTTTAATGTTTTATTGTTTTACTTAACAGATCCATTATGGTATATTTTTTTATATAATCTGTTTGTTTAAGTTTTTCTTTATATTTATTTAACTGAATTACTATTCCAAACAACAACCCAATTTCTTTATCTTCATGTTTTTTCAAATAGTTATACAGGTTTTTAAAATCCTGAATTGTTTTTTTATCCAAATTGTAATAAGTATATCTATTTGCTTTTACTTTAGATAGCATTTCTTTTACTTTCATATTAATTGTTTAGGTCGGTTAATATATATTTTCCCTCTTTTATATCTTTTTCAATTTCTCTCTTACTCTTATCAATGTTTAGAAATTGCTTTAAATATTTTAAAGTAGTTCTCGAATAATCCCAATAATAACTATCTAAATATATTTTTCTTGACACTTTACATTCTTTAGCAATTATTGACTGATATGACTGAAAGAAAATTTCTTTCGGTGTGTTTATCTCGTACTGATTAGCTACCGCATTATAAGTTCGAGGACTTAATAAATTTTTCACTCTTGTTTTCATTATATTTAATTTAAGTAGGTTAAAATTTACCCCCCAATATTGAGGGGTTTCGTAGGTGTTTAAACCTTTACTCATCAGAATTTTATTCCCTATTAAGTACCTCTTCCGCTTTCTCTCCAATTAGTTCACAAATGAAATCTTCTTCAAACCAAAAGAGATCGTTTAAATGGGTTTCGCTTA